CATCTTCTTGCGAGATAATCTGGTCGCAGTACCAGGTCCGTCCAAGCTTCTTGGTTTCATAGACCACGACTCGCTCAAGACTAAGGGTAAAGATGAGTATGCTCGCTTCTTACGTAGAGAAGGTACGCGCGACTACTATCGTCGTAACATAGTGAACGGCTTCTTAGATGCGTTTCGTTCTTCGTTAGGTGGAAGCTACATACAGTTCCTTCCTAATCCTTCTAATCGCCGCACTATCTCTGGAGTAAGAGTTACTCCGCTAAATGCTAAGCAAGCTGAAGCTGCTCTTTTAAAGACAATCGAGGCTCAACGCAAGCGTCCTGATCCAGCTTTCAATCCGAAGCTCGCTAACGACAAGCACTACACGAAGAAAGATAAGAACGGTGTCGCTAACTGGCAGAAGTTTAAGATCCCTGGTCTTTCAGGCATCCTCATTACTGACAAGCGTACGAACGCTCAACTTCTTGAGATCGCTCTCAAGCACCATGCTACACGTTCTAAGGAACTGCACGAACGCTTCTATTCAGAGATCAAGCAAGCTAATACCCCTGTCGATATTTCGAAGCTAGAGTATATGGCTGAGCATCTAAAGTTCTTACCGTCTAGCTACGTAAAAGATAAAGTCTACACCAAAGCTTTGCGTAAAGCTAAGAAGGCTAAGCAAGACACTACTAAAATGGTAGCAGACCGTGCTAAAGTAATCGAAGAGATGACTGCGAAAATGCTCGATCTTTTCTATATCAACCACACGGTCAATCAGTATGCGCTCTCGCAATGGCTCTATGGTGACGAAGCTTTCTTCGCTTCTAAAGAAGTAGAGACTAAGCGTATTCAAGTTGCTACTGCTACTTCTAAGAAAGTTCTTGTCGACGAAAAGTATGGACTTCCACTCACCTCAAGAGTTGGTGTGTTTGCTGACATCAAGACAACTGTACCAGAGTTAGAGGGCATGCGCAAAGACTCGTTAGGAGATAGCTTTGACTCTACTGATGCTGAAGGGTTTATGCTACCTTCTTTCTATTCGAAACTAGCATCTGCAGCAGGTATCGAGTCTGACACAGACATCGTGCTTAAGCCAGTTTACTACGCGATCAAAGACGGCATTCCGACCGCCATCAAGTATTCTGCCAAAGTTCTTACTGACGAGCTCACTTCTAAGTTTCCACACCTTAGGGCACTTCGTGATTTTATGGAGTCTAACAAACTCGATCAGATGGTAGCTGAGTCTGCTGTTAAAGTAGGTACTCCTAAGACGCTACTAAAGACTGACGAGTTCGGGCTCATAGATCCTATGTCCTTTGACGATAAAGCGATCATCACGATCGACAACGAGTTCTTAGGCCTACAGCTTAATCCTGCACACGCAGTAGAAACGTCAGTTGCTAACCCTTCGCAAGGAACGTCAGTAATTAACACTAATGGGCAGAACGAAGCTGAGACTGCTCAACTCTACGATCTTAATTCGCTAGTTATTGATCTGGGTCTTCGCGATCTAACACGTCGACTCAAGCTCACTCGCAAAGGAACGCTCACTCAAAAGTCCCTGTTCGAGATTCGGAGAGCACTTCTAAAGACAGCTGAATCTATACCTGGTAACCGAGATCTCTATTATCTTCTTTCGCATAAGGATGAGAATGGTCGCTACGACGTACCGATGTCTCTGCCACTCATCGCTAACAAAGTAATTTCTAATCTTTCGTCTATATTCTCGAAAGACTCTGTAGCATTCCGTTTCGCAGGATCTAAGCTCGTACTTCAATCAGACGTAGGTACGCGTAAGTTCTACGACGACGAAGGTAATTTAGTAGACTCTTCGCTCAAATTCAAGGATGAAGAAGGCTACACCGAAGTGTTTTTACCGCACCACTATCGCGAGTTCTTTTCGACTGGTGACAAGATCCAGATGTCTGGTAAAGGCAAGGACGCTATGGTCGGCTTCCGTATCCCTTCATCTAACTATCACTCGCTGCTCGCTATCAAGGTAAAAGGATTCTATCCGGCTCCTACTGCTTCAGAAGGTAACATCGTGATAGCGCCTTCTCCTATCGTCTACTATCATGGTTCTGACTACGATGTAGACACACTCTTCATCATTCGTAAAGAACTACAGAAAGAAGCTACTGACTTACAACTACTCGTAGCAGAAGTTAGGGATACCACCAACCTCGATCTTTCGATAGCAGCTAACGAGGTAATCGGCTTCAAAGGCGAAGAGTCTCACCGTGTAGAAGGTAAATATCTACACTACTTCTTAGAAGACATCATCATATTGTACGATCAGAAGATAGAGACTCTTCGAGCTAACGTCCTCAATCAGACTCTTACGATACAAGAACGTAAGCAGCTCAATAACCAATTAGACGTCCTAACCGATTCAGCCAAGAAGCTAACAGACATCGCGCGTACGTCAGCTAAGAATCACATCGTCTCGCTATTCTCTGAGAACTTACGCGATCCTAAGAATCGTACTGACCTTCTTACTCCTATCTCGTTCGAGCAAGTAGCGTCACTTAAGTCTCGAAAAGTTACTGAAGAGAATGTCGAAAGCTTACGTGAAGCTGACGACTCGTTAATGGAAATGTGGGCTAAGCTCGAAGCTGAGAAGCGAGGAGTCACGATCTCTGAGTTCCCTACTCAAGAAGAAGTTGACGAGCTTATTTATCCTGAAGGTGAGTTGACAGACTTCCTTACGCAAGGAGAGATCAAATCTAACACCGACTCTGGTGGCATGGGTATCGGTATCGCAGCTAACACCCTAGGCGCTGTAGCTCGAGCATTCTCTCAAGAGCGCATTACTTCGATTAAAGACACCACTACGGGCGAGATCTTCCTCGAGAAATCGCTAGAAGCACAGCAACTGTTGAAGGCTAACAAGGCTACAGATTTCGAGAATCTTATAAAGGGATCTGATCGTTATGTAGTCGAGACACGTGCTACTCCTAAGTTGCGTCCACCTACTAAAGGTAGAAGCGAACTAGATCTGCGTGTAGACGGGCACAAGCTCTCAGAGTTCAGGCGTAAAGCACTAAACTTAGAGACTGGCGAAGTTCTGACACACAACGGCTACGACGTCAACATCTTCGAGACTTTCGATACAATCGAGAACTTAGCGATAGACAACGTCAAAGAACAGAAGCTCTTTATACTTGGCTTCAATAATAACAATGCTAACGCGTTTCTCTCGGCTCTTGCTTTTGGCATACCTCTGAAGAATGTTTCGAAAATATTTAGAACACCATTCATCGAAGGACTGTTCTCAGCTGGACGTATTTACGACGACAAGTACACCTATCATTTCGACGATATGATTAACGAGTTGGCAACATCTTTCTTAGAAGATCGTGGAGCTTTCGAAAAAGGATTGACTCAAGCTACTAACAAGCCTTCGCTATTCAAGTCGATAGAGAATGCGTACAACGCCGGGAACGATCTCAAAGCTACTCTTAAAGTAGAGCTGTCTAAAGTACACACGTACTCAGCAATACTCGATGGTGTTTACACAGGCAAGATCACTGGTGTAGCTAAAATGGTTTCAGACTACGCAGCTCTAAACAACGTCTTCAAGCTTTCGCAGATCGGGCAACAGCTCTTTAAGCACGCGCAGATCCTGTCGATGTTGAAGCGCTATCCTAACTCTAAGCACAAGATAGATGGTGTGCTTAATGCTGTAGACAGCCTCGTAGAGTTCGAAGCTACAGAGCAAATGCACAAGCAGATCTTCAAAGACTACGGCTACAAACTTCGCGAGCACTTAGCTGCAACCTCTCAAGAGTATATTGAACTAGCTAAGCGCGATCAAGCTGCTGCAGATAGCTACTTAGATAAACTGATGAGAGAGCTTAAGAACTCAGATCTGTATGCTGCTATGCCTACAAAGCTAGCGAATGCTTCGTTCACTAACGCTCTTCTACGTCGCTCTATCGCTAAGCGCATGGTGCCTACTTCGTCTAACATATTCGAAGACAACAATATCTTACGCATGCCGCACGTATTCTCTGCGTATCGTGGACTTGTTCAGCTTAAAGCACTTATCGAGAACACGTTTGCTATGCACTATCCAGAAGTACGTGAGTTCGCTGAGCACACCTTAGATCGTTCGCGTCTGTACGTACTTCCGTTCAAGCGCTACCAAACTATCGAGCGTATCCAAGAGAACTATCTGAACTTCATTTCGTCAGGCATGACTCTCTACTTCGGAGATAACAGCTTCGAGCTCTCGATAAAAGACACTACGATTAACGAAGAGCAATGGACACAAAGCTTTGTCTCACGCTTTCAAACGATGGCTGCAGAACATCCTAACAACTTAGTGCTCAACTCGACCGAGATTATTACGAGCGATGTTGGTGTCAAGAGTTTAGCAATCACTGCTGACAAAGTAAAGAACGAAGAGTCTGTCGAACGTTTACGTGATTCCTTCAGAGAGCTCATGCGAATCGATCATGCCTTCGCTCTAGACTGGTTTAAATATGCGCTCATAACTAAGGGCTTGTTCTTCGATCGTACGAGCTTCTCGCTACTCTTTCCTGAATCGTGGGCAGTTGCATATGGCAAGTCTCTTAATGATCGCTTAGAAACCTTGGTCCCTCGCGACAATCCAGCGTACACACGCCATACGGCTAAGATTTTAGCAGACGAGTTTCTGTTCCAATATCTGCGGCGTAAACAAGAATCACTTCGTTATGTGAGTGGTATTTCACCTAAAGAAATGAGCGAGTACGTCGACGCTAAAGGCTACACAAAAAAAGTACTTAGCGGAACAGATGTTTTCGAGGATCGCACTATACATTTTGATCTCAAGTTTTTGACTACAGAAGGCACTCCTGATTTCATCCGTACCTTTGACAAAGCAGTTTATGCTAAGCACGCAACTTGGGATGGAGCCTCCTACTATCGAAAGATCGCGATGGGCTCTAAAGACAACCTGCTGAAGTTCAACATCAACTCTCTACAGACTGGAGCACTTAGCCTCGCCAAGCTACTCGATCCTTCGATCAAAGTCATAGACTCTGCATCGATAGTAGATGGTAAGCTGCGCACAGGAGAAGCACTAGAGATAGGCACAGAATTCTACATTCACAACATGAACGAAGCTTCTCCTCGCTCTCTAACGAAAGCTAAGGTGACTGCTAGACTAGGAGACTTCCACGGACTCTACCAATTTAAATGGAAGAACGAAGGCTCTTATTCGATCACTAATTCAGAACTAATCGAAGCTTCAGCAGCTGATCTTGCTCCTCTGCAAAGTGCTGATAACGCTAGAGCTGCGATAGTTGGAAACGCTTCAGCTAGCTTACGGGCTGCTAAGAATAGTGCTCGTGAAAATGCGATCGCTCTAGTTAGACTAGACCAGATGACTGATCCAGCAAAATCCTTAGGGCTCGACATAAAAGATGTGTCTGAACTCTCTGATGAGCTGCTCACTACGTATGTCTTAGATATCGAAAAGAAGATAGCGTCTATTCCTAACAACACTCTAGTCTATATTAGCCAAGACTTGCTTACCCCGCTAATGGAGAACAGTCCGTCTATCGCTCAGAGATTTGCTCAAGCCATCTTCAACAAGACTAAGTTCGCTCTTCCTATTCTTAACGAGGACGTGCAAGACACTGTTTCAGCTACAGCTAAGCTCATGATTAAGCGAGCGACTTTCTTAAAAGCTGTCCTGTCTAATCCAGTGCACATGGTGAAAACTGGTGACGCCTGGACGATCGATATCAAAGCTGCTAAGGCTGACGGTTCGATAATGCTAGGTACCATCAGAGACGGAGATTCGATTGGCATAGGTAAGGACGGTCTCAACAAAGAGCGTTACGCATATGTCTTTAGCGTAGAAAAAGGCATCGCGACAGTTATACCGTATTCAGAAGAAGTGTTCGAAAGCATGACCGAGACTAACTACTCGTCGACTGACTTCATGGCACTAGCGACTAAAAAAACAAAATGTTAAATGATTTGCCCAAATAAAAACTCAAAAGAGTGGCAAGCTTTAGTAGACAGGGTGGGCGAAGATTACGCTCACCTTGTTTTTGAAGCTGAAAACACGCCACTAAGCCCGAGCTCTATTCTAATGACTATGCGCGACCCACTCTTACGTGAGATCGAAGCTAAAGTGTTAGCAGCTCCACAATATTTCGTAGCTAAGTATTCTGACTACGGTTTCAAAGCTCTCGGTAAAATAGCGACTGCCGAAGAGCTCATTCAGCTTTTTTATGCTCGCGCAAAGAATATCGGTGGTACGCTAGAAGGAGACGTCATCAAAAAAGATAACGCTAACTTCTTGTTGTTCCCCGAAACAAAGCAGACGTTTCAGGCTGTTCCTAATAAGGATGTGCCAGCTAGGCTAAAGGAGTCTCTCGAGAATCTGTTCGAGCGTTCTGGAGTTCCGTTTGTCGTGATAAACGATGAAGAACAAAAGTTCAAAGGGCGCTTCATTAACGACGGAGATGATCGCATAGTGATTATCAATTTAGCGTATGCCGAAAGTTCTACTCCTTTTCACGAGTACTATCACCCTTTCGTACGCGCGCTATCACTCACTAACCCGATACTGTTCGATACAATTTTAACCAAAGCTAAGACGCTAGCCGTAAAGCCAGACACTGATCCTGAAGAGTTGGTTGTCGAATACCTCGCTAAGCTCAAGGACTCTGAGAGCACTCTCCAAAGGTTTAAGCAGTGGGTGATGTCTTTCATCGCTCGAACGTTCGGTAAACCCAAAGTAACTGGGGCCCTCAACAATCTTTCGGATCTTCTGACTTTCTTAGAGACAGATCTCGAGAAGGTTACGCTTTCAGAGACTACGCTTACACGTGCTGACTCTGATGTCGAGAACATTCTTAAGAGCTTGAGGGAAGGCGGAGTTTCCTACAAGTTCAACAAAGACACTACTAACACAAACTATATCGATGCGATCACTAAGCTTTCGAAAGAGCAGAACCTGACTACGGACGATACTTCTCTTTACTATCGAAACGAAGCTGGGGAAGAAGTGGCGATACGTCTTTCTTCTTTCGTAGGTGACAAAGAGATGGGAGAGTTCTCGCGTAAGTTCGCGAATAAACCTTATCCGTGGCCAGAGTATCAGGCTCGTCAGATCTTCAAGGGTCAAGGCTTCGATGTAGGCGATACACCTAAAGAAGACATAACTGCGACTATCTTACTTAACGGTAAGCAAGTTTCGTTTAGCGATATTCTTACTAGCCTTGAGAAGCAGTTCGGGCTCAACCGTATTTACGGTAAGATGGTGCATGCATTCCTTCAATTTAAGATGGAGCAAGATCCTGCTAAGAAAGCTCAAGCTCGTCTAGAAGCTAACAAGTGGGCTCTAGAACTAGGCACTCCTTTTGCTACGCTCGAAACTCACACTGAGCTGGTCGAATACGAAGAAAACTTCGACAAGGTTCTAGCAGCTGCCCAAATTAACTTAGAAGGAGCTCGTCCAGACAAAGTGACTCCAGAGGTTACAGTGATGTCGAAGATTCTTAAAGATTCGTCAGGTAAGTTCATAGGTACTACCATCGACTCGTTGGTTCAGCACCCTAATAACGACGTCTCACTACTCGACTGGAAGACAGGTGATCTTCTTAAAGACGTCAACACTACGATCATGATGCAATATGGCGAGCGCTTAGGCATCGAAGACTCGAAGCTGAATAGGGCATACTTAGAAGTAGCGATACGTGCGATCATTCTTAAAGAGCACTTCCCGAACATGCGCTTCAGGAAGGTAGCGATTATCAAGCTTTCGAAAAAAGGTAAGCACTCGAGGTTGGAGGTAGATCTTAACCCGTTCTTCAGAATGCTCGAGATCTACTATAACGAGACTAATCCTGAGATAGCTAAGCAACTAAAAGATAGTGGGCTCCTAGAAACTGAAAAGTACTTAGGCACTAAGGGAGCACTCCTTTCTGCAATTCCCGGACAGCTACAATACGCTCCACTAGGAGAGCAAATTCAGCACGTGCAAGCTAGGCTCGAAGGTATATACGCTCGAAACACAGAATTAGAGATAAAAAAAGATCCTGAGCTTTCACGTCAAGTTAAGATGTATTCGGATGCTCTTCTAGAACTCAAGAAGTTACCAGGTGTAGACTTGGATGCGGACCTCGAAGATATTCCTGCTACTACTGGAACACTCAAGAACTTATCAGACATAAAGAACGCTAAGATTCAAGTTCTTCATCGCGACATCTTGAAGGCTCGTCACAACGCTAACAAGCGTATTCAGTCGATAGTCGATGAACACGACAAGCTCTCGCTGCAAGTTGTTGCTGAAGCTACGTCAAGACCTATCAAGATACTTCGTAAGCTAGCTGATGCAGGGTTTATTGCAGGACTGTTCGTTTCTCCGGGTATGGTAGTCACTTCGCTTGCTCTAGGCTTGCTACTGCGTCGACTCGATACTAACACAACTAAAGTGTTCGGATTCATGTGGAAGAAGTCTGAAGACCCTGGTCGCCAAGGATACTTCTTGAACACGACAGATTTCCACGACGGTAAGCAGCTAACTCCTACGCAACGTAAGTATCGCGACTACTACGTCAGTCGGATGCACGAAGTCTACGCGTCTACTATGGAAGAAAAAATAGCTGAATTCGAAGGTGGGTTCGTACAGACACGTGGCGAAGTAAACAAGCTTCCGCCTACTCTTCCGCCCGACTTCATGCCTCGTGTACCAGCTACTCTTTCAGAGCTTCGCGAGAACGAAGGCTTCTTTTCTAACTTCATGGGCTTTCGAACATCTTTACGCTACGTAATACGCAAGCACCTAGGAGACTACACTAAGCAGACTTCTAACTACGACGATCGCCAAGCTCTACCAGTCAAGTATGTTGCACACTCTGGAGACCTCAACGTAGAAAGTGCTAATCACTCTTTCGACCCTACACGAGCTTTCGCGCTTTTCCTAGGTAACCTCGTCCACAAGCAAGAGTTCGATCATCTCTATCCGATGGCTCAAGGAGTTATGCGCTCGCTCGAAGACGAAACTAATCCAGACGGTAAGCCCACATACCCGACACTCGTCAAGTTCTTAGACAATCAGATCTACAATCAGATACTTCAGAAGCGTAAAGAAGGGCAGTTCACTACGAAGCCTATCGTCGTTACTGGTAGTATGGCCAAGATCTTAGGCATGACTGAAGGAGAGTCGATACGCATATCTCAAGATAACCTTATCGATTTAGCGCGCTCAGGTACAGCCTACATGGTGATGTCGTTTAAGTTGGTGCGCGCTGCTGCTAACGGACTTCTTATTGCGACACTCAACGTTCAACAAGGAACTAAGAGTGCGCTCGCTAAAATAATGGGGGTACCGCCAGACGACTATACGCCTAATGCTAAAGCAACTGCCCTAGCTGCAGCAGATCTTCGTACTTTCTTCGCAGACAAAATGATGGGGCGAGAAGACAACAACAAGCTTTGGTTGTTAGCTAAGGAGCTCGACTTCATGCCAGACAACTACTACTTCACAGAAGACAAGACTAACTTCTATTCGGACTCTATCAAGTTCGCACCGATGTCCTATGCGTTCATGTTTCACAACATCGTCGAAACATATGGAGCGATCATGCACCTATCTATTCTTCTACGCTCTCTCAACTTAGAGAATGCGGCAGGAGAACGTTTCACAGCTTACGATGCGTACTCTGTTAAAGATGGCAAACTAGTGTGGACTAAAGGCGTACGAGGCAAAAAAGAAATTGCTGAAGGAGTGTTCGAAGACTTGAAAGAGTTAGACTTGTTCGAAGCTAAAAACATACGGCGAGCTTACGAGCGTCTACAAGGTTCGTACCGGACCGAAGAAAAGACAGCTGCTGAAGCGACAGTAATGGGAGCATTCTTATTTCAGTTCAAGAAGTTCTTCGTGCGCTACTTGAAAGACTGGATAGCTTCTCCATACAAAGATGTGACTGTTGGTCACTACATTAAAAATCAAAATATAGAACGACCAGATGGCGTACCAGTTTGGAAGTGGGAAAGCGAGGTTATGCAAGGCCGTCTTTCAGTTATGGCTGGAAGTATAGTTGCTGGGCTTCAAGGTAAGAAAGCTCTCGAACAATATATGGGGCAAGTAGACGTAGAAGGTAGAAAAGGTTCTCGCAAGAAATTGATGATGGAACTTACGAACACTCTTCTATGGATGATTGCTCTTTACGTAGCTTTTATAATTGGCTTTCCTGACGATGAAGACAAGGGTACGTACACTGGTCGCTTAATGAAACGCCTCTGGCTAGACTCGTCTATGTCGTTGAACCCGATGGATCTGTTCGAAACTCTGAAAACACCTGTCGTAGCTTTTTCACGTGTGCCTGCGCTAGGAGAGAACTTTTGGAATTTCATGACATCAGGTATAACAGGCAAGACGACTCGGGAAGGTTGGCTAGTAGGGTCAAAACCACTACTGAAATCTATTCCTGGTGTCGGAGGTGGTATGCAGTTAATCGAATTATTAGAAGATTACGATGTCGAATCTCAATTCTTAAGCACACCCTTACGTTAATGAACCCAGAATTCCAATCAATTATCTCGACCTTTCTGACTCCATTTTTAATAGCGATTGTAGCGTTCTTTCTCAAAGGACTCATGGAGCGCTTCAATAAGTTAGAGCAAGAACTCAGAACGTTTCTCATACAGAACGCACACTTTGAGCAACGACTCATAACTCTAGAAAATAGAATGCGAGTCCTAGACGAATTAGTATTAAACGCGATCAAGGCTAGGGTACACGACTAAACTGGCCAGCGAAGCAAAAAATAGGGGGACCACCATCATAGGCGATCCCCCTTTTGCTTTTTAAAAAATAACGCGGAAACGAGACGTAGGAATCGAACCTACCTTATCGAGATTTCACCTCGGCGCTATCACCAGATTTAGCAGCTATCTCAACTAGTCTCTTACGAACGTAACAATAGACAACAATTTCTTCGAGTGAATTGCCGATGTCCTCAACGATTAATCGACGAAGGTGCTTCGTTACCCTCTTAAGTGGCCAGTTCTTCCACGAGGTTTTGTGAGTCTCTCTGAATTTTTCATAGCTTAGCATTACAGACGTAAGAAAAGCTTTGAACGATGGGTCGCTTTGTTTAGCGATGTCCATAATCAATTCGTGCTTAGTCATTCCACGTCGACGCAAGATATCTTCATATTCTTCTTGCGAAATCGCTAGCGTTCATAGCGCCTCATCGAGAGTCAGAGGCTGCTTATCGAGGAGCCAACTCCTCGCTTTGCTTAGTAGTTCCATACAGTTCGTCTTTTATATTAGGTTTGCTCCACACTTCAGCGTTCTTCGGTAGCTTAGTGCCCAGTTCGTCTTCGATCAGACGCTTAAGGATAGGGCTCTTATCTAGCACCAAACGATTACCATAGAGACGATGGCCCGGTATGTTCGGAAAATGTTTTACAACATAGTCACGATCGATATCCGAGTATCGTCCTTCAGTAAATGGTTTAACAATCTTTTCGATCTCTTGCTCACTCAGAGTAAATACATACAGCGTGTCACCCTCTATCGGTGAATATGCCTTTTCAAAGCGCTCAGAGTTTCGTAAGTAATTGTCGTACATGTCGGTAACAGGTCCGCGAAACGCAACGTAAAGCTTATCCCCTCAGGTCAACTCTTCGGCCATCAAAGTGGCGTCGCCTAAGTAGGTCCCAATATAGGACGGAGAATGTACAGCCATTTCGATTCCCAACAACGGTCGTAGAAATTTCGCAGTTTTAGTGTCCGTTGGTGGTGTAAATAACTTTGCCATAGTAGATAAATTTACGTTTTGAGGTGCCCTAACTAATCACGACACAACCGTTACAGTTAGGGTAGAGATCGTCATTACCTCGAATGTTTCTTCGCGATATTGTAGGGTACGGTAATCTTAGAATGTAAGGCCTCCTCTACCTTCTCCAAAGGATGGATGCGACAGAGTGCTGCGTGCGCTTCCTTGTATTCGTTCTCTAAGCTCTTAAAGACTTTCTTATCTTCAGTTTCAAGGAGCTTCTTATTGAGGGAGGCGAGTTCGTCAATCGCTAAAGCAAATCGTTGCGCTTTAGTCATGTTTGATGAAATGTGTTTTAAGTGTTTGAGAATCGATTGGAAGGGAGTGACCACATATTCCCCAATCGCCTATGAAGCGTTCAGAGTTTTCGATGCTGTAGATGGTATCGCCTTTCCACACGAGTTGATCGTGCGCGCAGTTAGAGCAGTAATCGTCTTCGAGATAAACCCCGTATTTACATACGTACATGGAGGGATCTTCAGACACTTTTCGCTTTACGCAGACGATATCTGCTAGCGTTACGAGCATTATGAGCAACAGCAGGATTATCAAAACTCGATTTAAGATAGCTACTATCATTTGAGAACTTTTATTAGAGATTCGTGGTCATAGAGAAGGATCGAGTAGTCGGGCGTAATTACTCCGTAGTGAATATCGGGATGGCTGTCTTTCCAACCAGCAACGAAATAATGATCTTCTGGTGAAGGTAACAATATTCCGTTAGGATGATTGTGTAAGAGCAGGCCTCTTCCGTATAACGCTAATGTAGGAGTGTCGATGATTACGCCCATACTACTAGACTCTAGCGTCAGGTTAATTCTGGGCCGCCAAGAGTGTTGGTCGTAGAACAGGTACGCAGACTCTAGCTGATCGATGAGTGGCCAGCTAAGGTGATGTTTTCTTAGGGCGGTTTGAATTAAGTGCGCTAGGTGCATTTATCTAAATATTGAAAGTGGGATCTCGCCGTTAGCTTCGTAGACTTCTTTTGGGAGCTCCCAATAGTCTTTGCTGGAATGCCACCTGTAAGCCCTCAGGAGATCGTTAATACCGTGGTAGTACTTACTCCCCAAGCTACAGCCTTCAACGCCGCAGAAGCGCTCTGAGGGGCTCGTACGGTAAATTATAGCTGGGTTTACAGCGTCACTCTTCGATTCGACCACAATAAAGATGAAATCGAGTACTTCGTAGCCTTCATCCAAGTACTTTCTGATCGGCGACTCTTTCGAATAGAGCGCTATTTCGTAGAACGCACACTGCCGATAGTAGCCGAAGTGAAGATACGAAGACGAGAATTCCCAGACACTTTTACCCGTAGTCTTTAGGTCGAAGGGCTGGATTGTCTTGGCAGCATGATCGATAAGGATGCCGTCTAAGAGCCCTTTACATTCAGTAACTTCTCCGTCTAACTCGTAGTCGAAATAGATAGCTACTTGGTGCATCAACTCCTTGTTAGGATCTTTGTTGACGAAGTAGGGTAGCGTATATTCGTTAGCGCCAATCGTTTCGACAGCCTTCTTGACTTGGAAGTACTCGTCTTTAGATAGCGCAATTTTATTTTCGTCGAGCTGTGTAAGTCACAAATAGTATTCGACGTGCTTCTCGTTAGTGAGAAACTGATCTACTACCCATGCTAAGCTCTTTTTGTAGCCAGCCTTATCGTAGGCCTCTTGATAGTCTTCGAGAGGAGATTCTCCAGTCAGTCCTTTAGGTAAGTTCTTGACGAACTTAAACATCAAGCCATAAGGCTTAGAGACGTCTCCTACTACGAAGTCATCCTTTCAACGCTCAGGGGAAGTTAGCAGACAGTCTACTGCTGAGCCGATACGCAAAGCAGTGTCGTCTTCGTCTTCAAATAGTTCTGGATTATTACGTCTGAGTCAAGCCTGCTTAGGGTTGAGCATCGACGATAGTAGAGAGTTGGAGATTCGATTTACTTTGAAGTAGTGCATTTTATAGGTTTTTATTTTAGTCCGAATTCAAACTCCCAAGACTTAGTCGACTCATCGTAGCGAAGCGTTTGCTCGATATAACATTCTTGTTTGTGAGTTTCATAGTATTTGTTCAGGAGTTCTATCAGATCAGCTCTGAATTTTTTGGCGTCTTCTTCAGTAGGAACGTTTACGGTAACTTCGAATGAAAGGAGTATGCTACCCATGTTGTATAATTTCTATTGCTTGATCCAGTTCCTTCACGCTTTGCGGCAAGAAGAGCTGGATTTTTTTGTTTTTAAATTTGTGCTTTAGCAGTTTCCACTTGAGATTGAAGTCAGGTGTACGCATTCCTTTAGTCTCGATTATCCAGCCTTTCCCAACAAAGTCAGGAGTATAAGTGATAGGTCGCACTTTAGTGGAGATCTCTTTGAAAACCTTTCGATTACGTTCTCAAGAGACTGCTTTAGTTGTGAAACCCTCGACAAGGAGTATTGCGTAAGGTTCGTACTCGAATTCTATGTTAGCGTCTACTAGCTTTTGGTAGCATAGTGCCTCGAACTTAGAGCGAAATTTCGTAGTCTTCGTGTTCTTGTATTTCATAGAGTTGAACTATGTCGTCGAGCTTTACTGAAGCTTCAGGTAGGTCTAAGCCCTCTTCAATCTCACCTAAAGTTAACGTGAAGTACTCGGCAAGAAGTTCAAGATCAATAGGATCGTCGTGTTCGATAGATATTTGAATGATTGTAGTCATGTCTTATTTAAAATGGGGGGAAAGCCCTTCCTCGTTTGGAAAGACTCTCCCCGGCGGTTTCCAGCCTTATTTTCGCATAGCTACCATCCGCTGGATAACGGAGGAAGCTGCAAGCGCTGTGTCTTCAGTGAGCCCTGTGGTGACATCGACAACGTAGAATGCGTCAAGGAACCACACCATCTTTACGCGAATAAAGTCCGCTTCAAGAGTGAGTGCGATGTCCGTGGCCACTGTCTCCAGTGCGACGACAGTATTCTCTGTGGGGTTGTGGTTGCCAGTGAAGGTCTCGAGGATGTGATCGCGACGTTGCGACCGATGGAGAACCGACTTGTGGCGGGTGCACGTGATCTCGACTTCGTACATGAAATCGTTCACCTGCTTGTACATGACCGACTTCGACCATTCGTGTTCAACCCGGAGAGTTTTTACGAGGTCGCTGTAATTCATGATGGTGTGTGTGCCCACAGGCGTGCGTAAAACAGCGGTCGAATTTTCGAACTTACGATCGTAAGCCAAGTAATCGAAACCTTCGGGTGTGTAGAGCTTCTCACCTCGCACAAACTCCGGTACAGGAACGTTTGCTTCCTGAAGTGTGCTGAACAACTCGGCCTTATTGTTGGTCAAGTTGAAGAGTGCGTTCGAATTAACGTTCACACCTTTCCGTTGGGAGGGCTTTATCGGGCTGTTAAACAGCGCTGAAACGTGGACGCCGTGGCTGCCTAAGGTGCGGGCAGAAACTGGGCACTTTGAATCGATGATAACGTGCATTTGAAAAGATTGATGAATGTTTGTGGTATGGATGGTTCGTTAGCCATTGCGAGATAGAAAGAAGGAGCGCGGCGACCCAGAGAGTGGATCAGCACTTCGCACATGATCGCCGCGTCCGCTTCATTTTCTTTCAGTCTCTTGATGGTTAGTCTTGTCATTAACGCTATTTGAGCCATGTAAATAGAGGAGGAACGTTAAAGTTATTTCCTGATAAAGGGGCTGGTGAACAACTCCTGAAAGTCGAATGTGAGCTATCGAGAAGATCACTTACGAAATTTTGCACCTTAGATCCTAGCAACACGTGATGAATGTCGTTCGGAAGCGCCTTAATGATTTCGCTTGTGAACCTCTTCCAATAGAGTAAGTGGCTACCCCCTTCCCCAGCTCGCACTGTGAGTGCAAGGTTGAGCAGAAGGACTCCTTTACGAGGAAGCACGGAAAGGTATGAATCAGTTGCTTCGAACAGGTCTAGACCAGAGTCGGCTCGAATCTTGGTCAAGAGTCTGTGAAGTGCAGGAGCAATAGGATTACGAATGACGTGGTCATACGCTAGCCCATTACCAATGCCGTTAGCATATGGATCGACTCCATAGACAACAGCTTTCACGTCCTCGAAGGCGCACTCTTTGAACGCTCTAAACACAAGATCTTCCCTCGGATAAATAGTAAATCCTAGATCTTTCTCGTGCTTAAGTTTCGGTGCGATTTCCACAAAAGCTTCCATCGCAAGAGGCGCAGCATCTGCCCAGTCACCTAGATGGACGCCCAGAAACTGTTTAGTTTTCGGGCTCATCCGAACATCTGAATGTGTCGCTGTAAAGTACTTGGCTCCCGTAGGAGCAATCGGAGTATAGGGTTACATTAAACGAATCGAGTAGGCCTTCTGTGGTTTCATTTGCTGACAGCCAGTAGTCGAACTCTCCTACCGCCTTCTGTAATGCGAGGTCATAATTCGTGTAGCTAAATTCGCGTGTCTTTGTGTAGGCCGTCGGTGAATCTCTCCACCAGACAGTTGTTTCGTAGAAGTAAGAGCAGTTGTTAGCTGCGGCTTCGAGTTCGTCTACCTTATTACAAGTAGCGATGCCTACTCCAAGTAGTAGAATGATAGTTGTGGCAATTGCCCACAACAAGCTAGTAGGGGACATCGACTGTTGTTCTTGTCGAGAGGGTTCGTCCAAGGGCTTTTTTGATAAGCTCATACGTTCTGCGTCTTTTGTACCTTTTAAAATAGTCTGAAATGTCTTTGGGCCCTCGCGTAGCGATGTACGGGATTCTCAAAGATTCAGACAGAGAGATGTTCGACCGCATGCCAGCTTCATCCGAGTCCATAAAAAGGAACACATGGGCATACGACTCTTTTAGGCTCTTAACTGTCCGCCTGACTACTTCACTCTTAGCACTAACGATTTCACTGTTGAAACATACTGCAGGAAAGCCAAGTTCCCACAGTACCATTACGTCTTTTAACGATGAAGTTATGAAAACGAGTTTACCTCGTCTTGCCAAGCTTTCTAGCCCGCCAATATCTTCTGCCCCCGCGTTACCGAACCATTTCTGTTGAGATTTGGAAGCGAGCGGACGGTAGATTTTCAGATGACTGGAAGGAAATGCGTACGCGAAAACAGGGTTTGCTTTCGTTCCGCGCATAAAAAGGTTGCCATTCACGTAGACCGATCGTAACGAATGAACGTTAAATTTTGCTAGTGTCGGTGCAGTAATGCCGTAAGCATTTCAGTACCATCTATCCTCTTCCGACTCTTTGCGGATGGCCTCGATGATTAAATCTTTTGCTTTAGGCGCGTCGAGTGGCTTGTTCGTCTCTAATTTAGGAGCCACATCTCTCAAGATCTTAATTGCAGAAGCGAAGTTGACCTTGTACTTCTCGATAATAACGTCGATGACACTGTACATTTTACCTGTACCAAAGTCGTGCAGGTATAGGATGCCTCTAGGCGACTCTCAGAATGAGCACGTAGGATTATCGTCCTTTCGAAAAGGGGAACGCACTAGACCAGTGCCTACCTTCTCGTTAAGGAAATACTCCATGAGTGCTACTTGCCCAACCGACTTCATAAGTTCGAACGGGTCCGTATAGTTAGAAGCCTTTATCATCGATTTGTAGATGTACGATTTTTTCGAATTTGTAGGTAGTAATCAAGTGGCACTCAATCTGCCAGATATCGTCTAGCTCTGTGTTGATTGCGAGCGTTACCTTTTGGACAGTAACTTTGGACTTAGAATCTTCCTTGTTCCGTAAGCCCGTAGCCGTAAAGGTAACTAGCCGAACGTTCTTGAGGTACATCCCAAGCTCTGCAATCTTACCGCTATTTATTAGTTTGTCTATTCTTGACATTTGTCTAGACGTTTCTCAAGAATCTCTGCGTGAAGCTTCCAAGAATTCAACAAGCGATTTGCTCTTAGTAAATCATTTGAAAGCTTTGCATTCTTTTCATTTAAAGCTTGAATTGTGTTTCCATCTGAAGTGCGTCCTAACGAATAGACCAGTGTTGAAGCCGCTAGGAAAACAGCAGCTAAGCTAGTGTTATGGATAAACGCAAAAGTAGCAGCTGCGCACAAGGTCAGTATTAATCCGAGTATAGATATAAATATTCTCATAGATTGATTTGTTTAGTTGAGAGTCTAGTGTCGAACTGTAAGCCCTTACTAAAGCTGACTCCCACCAATAAAAAAGGGTGGTTGCCCACCCCTCTTCATCGCTATGCTGCAATGCCAGCAGCTTCAAGTTTCTCTTTCTCCTTCTTCGTCCAGTAGAGCGAAGTAGGGAACCCTTTCATATAAGAGTCGATGAACTTGTAGTCTGGAATCTTCGCGTAAGTTTTGTCGCCCTTCTTATCGGGCATGACTTTTAGACAGACTGCTACGCCTTGCCATGCTTCGAGTTCTTTAGAAGCAAGCTCCATAAAGCTGTCGTAATCCTCTGCTTCGAGGGTGCCAGCGGCTTCTCCTAAGAATACTCGTAAGACGTCTACTACGATGCGCACGTTCTTATCGATCGAGCGCTGGAGAGCTTCAGAAGGAGACTCACCGTCGTTAATAAAGTTGGCGTTAGGTTCGAACAGTCGTTTGTGAATGAATTGGCCGGCCTCGTTACCGAAGCGTAAATCCCAGTAGTTAGGGCCTGACTGAAGGCCTAAGAATTGCAGGTCACCTTTATCGTGGATGCCCGCTTGAATACCTGCTCCGGAAGAAGGTAGTTCATTGTCGAAGTATAATTTCGCTTGGATCATGATCGTGTAGATTATCGAGTGAAAGTTTTGTTAGAGGCTGCGTTACCATCGTCGTCGTCTTCGATGTTGAGTCCTAAGACTGCACCGAGTGCGTAGCGACGCATATAAGTGATTGCTGAGCCGATAGCTTGTGGGTCGTTCTTAACTGGTTGGGTATTCACCGTGTCTTCTAGATACTCTCCTGAAGAGTGCATAAGAATAGTAGTGAGCCCGTTATCTCCTGACGGAAATTGTGCGAACGAAAGCCCGTGCTTAGCAAGTGGTGCGCGGATGCCTTTGATGATTGCGTTTAAGCTTACGTATTTTGATTTAAAGAAAGGATTTTTAGCGTCTTTGACGATAGCCTCTACTTCACCTTGAAACAGAGCTAGCGACTTGGCTAGATTAGCGATAGATTCGGATTTGTTCATTATGCCTGTATAAGTTTCGCGTTCTTAAAGTCTTCGACGAATGCAAGGATCTGCTGTTCTCCGAAGCGTTCTTTTATGATGTGCCAATAGACCATGCTTTTAGTGGTATGTACTGGCGAATATACTGGTCGACCTTTAGGGTAGCCCTTGTCTGGTGGACCATAGAAATCGCGCATCCCTGTTACTACGGCTGGACGATGCGTAATTATTACGTAGTCCGAACACGTGTAAATTGCTGATGACGCAAAGATATCGTTTCTATTTGGAAACTGAAGAAATTGATTTTGTACGCGCTCTGGCTTCTCGATGTCTCTGTTCAACTGCGAAAGGACTACAAAGATAATCTTAAGTCCTTTAGAAGCAAAGAGTTTTTTTAGATCGACAAACTTTCTCATGAGTTCATCGATAATAACTTTCTCTAAGTCAGTCTGCTTTCCTTTCGTTAGCAGAGCGTGGTCCAAAGTTACGACTAATCCATCGTCTTTAGAAACTTTCGCAGAGAAATCTAAGATCGTGCTACTAATTTCTTCGACAGTACCAGCAGTATCCACATAGTAAATAGGTGTCGACGCTATCTCGTCTAAGACCTTGTTAGCTTGCTGCTCTAGCTCTGAGGAGAGCGGTGAGAAAGCTGAATAAAGATCTTTCGTAGTTGCTGATACTTTAGACGACACTGAACGAGTTAGTGAATCTTCGATAAGCATTTCGAACTCGAATGAAAGTATGTGAAACTTCTGGTCTTTGTTGAGTGCTACGAAGTCTTGCTTAAGCTCCTCAAGGAGCGTACTCTTACCTGAGCCCGATAGTCCTGCAAAGGTAACTATTCGATTTCAGTCTATCCCATTCATCAGGGCCGAATTAAAATTTTCTTTCGAAGTTTTTAGCGAGCGCACAACTCCGTTCTTACGATCTGCAATCGCTTTTCGCGTAAGTTCTACGCCCTTCGATATGTGCGAGTATTTCATTTAGCGATATTTGGAATAGTGTTTTTCCCTAAGGAAGTTTAGTGGGCCCTTCATATACTTGTAGGGTGAGTGTGAGAGTGGTCCCGAAGATTGATTTTCGAACGAGCTTACGTAATTAGCAGCTGCTCGCACTAGATCTTGCCACGGTACTTCGTTAGAGGCTTCTCTGTATGCAGCTTTCACTTCGCCATGCTTGCAGCGTATTGGTCGTGACTTCGGGAAGAAAGGTAAGTACTCGTCTGAAAGTGGAAACGTTTTGTAGAACTCTTCGAAACCTTCGTCCGAGGATGTTGGAGCTGACGACAAAGATACGATAAAACTTTTACCAGCATCTGTCAACTCGTTGTTTTTTCAGAAGCCTAGTTTTTCTAGTTTCCGAAACGCTTCGAGCGTGAGTGGTATGTCTAACCCTGTACCGTGCAGATTAGAGTGCAGAAAGAAATACTCGTTGAGATCAAGTGCATTCTCTCGAATGATGTTGTAAGTAGTCTTATCCATTGTTAAAAAAATCTTTGGTTCGTACGTTATTTTTAGAGTAGAAGAGCTCTCGTAGAGCGGAATCGTTGAGTATTTGTAGAAGTGCGTCTAAGATAGCTTCAGTCATCGACTCGAAAGGACCTTCTAAATGCGAGTCTCGTATTGCTTTAGACGAAGACCGTTCACGCACTAAGTAAAAGATTCCTTCAGAACTTTCGAATGCTGCGAAAGACAGCGACTTACCGAAGCGCTTACGCTTGAAGATTGGTTTCATAAAGAACTTTAATTAGAGCTCTATATCCATCTAAAATTACGTCTATTAGCTCCCATTCGTCGAGCGAGTAGTAGAGAGTCTTTACGTTCTCCATCGCCATTATACCTGGGCCTCTTGTTATTCGCAAGATTACGAATTGATTAGACGAAGCCATTCGAAGGACAAACCGAATCAAGCCGCCTTTGTGTGGTATAAACTTCTGGATGAGTAACTTAGGCTCCAATTGTCTTGAGGACTGCGTGAAGAATTACGTCGATAGCGTTTCCGGTTTTACCGTAACTGACTATTTCTTGTCGAGTTTCTACTGCAGCTTTGTAAAGACCGTTGCTAGTAGACTCGAGTAGTATTTTGAACTCTCCTATTTGGATTGCTCTTGCTTTGACTGCCATGTGGCTATGATTTTATAGGCGCTTAACATTGCGTTGAAGGCTGAGTCTTGCATACCAGTGTTCCATTTGTCGGAACCCTCGCTCGTATGTCTGATAATACAAAAGTACGAGCCCTTATATCGCCAAGTAGTACAAAGGTACACACCATTAACCGTAAACTGTGCTAACTGCTCGGCCATTTGTTATTTTTTATTTCGAGGTAGGCCCCGAGCACACAGTCTACAAGATTTTCGTAAGTTCTCGATATCCTCTCTTCGACAGGATCGCCATGAACAATCACATAGTGATACGACTCGTGACCAATTTGTGAGACTACGTACGCAATCGTGTTCTTGAGTGGTGTGTTCAACTGGAGGACCTCACCCTTAGTCAGATCCATAAAGCATGACCTTTATGTGAAGAAATGCGGCGAGTATGCAGTCCATCTGCGAAAGAAATGTCTTCGAGGAAACTGCTGAAGTCGGACTCTTACGCGCGATCCTATACATATAGTGCGTAACTAAAGACGAGTTAGTCGCCTCTATCCGATGTATCCAGCAGTCGAGTTGCTTAGACGTATAGACGTTAAAAGGGTAGTCCATCTAATTGTATGATTTTTAAATAAGCACTTAGTATGCAATCGTGTATCGTGTTGAAAATAGCGCCCGAATTGTGCGTATGAAACGGCACTATGACACTGTAGCGGTACCAGCCTTCATTTTCGACGACAATCGAACGAGTGCGGTCAATCGTGATTACGAGGGTCATAAGGCTAATCTAGAACTGTGATCCGGAGTGTCTTTGTAGAGGTTTAAGATTATGTCGTAGATGTCACCTTCTACGATCTTCGACTTTATTTCGCCCGTAGGAAAGTACGAGTTGATCTTCAGACGCTCACCTTCTTTATAGAGTCTGATAATAAGTCCTTTCACGTGTAGAGCGACTAACGGCCCATCAGTACCGGATGCACAAGCATCGCACATCAACTTCTTGTTAGAAGAGAGGTGCCACTTGTAGAGCACAGTACGTTCGATGGTCGCGTCTACTAAAAACTTGTCGTCGCAATATTCACACACATGCTGTATGAAACGGCGCGTGCGATCTTCAGTGTTGAGGATTCTACATGGAGCAGAATCAACGACTTGATCTTGGACGCACTCTGGGCACATGTGAAGACCCACTGTGCCAGGCTTGATGTGGCGATACTCTATTTCGTAGGTGTCGATAAGGTATGAACTCGTGCAGACTGGGCACCGAACTAGCTGTGACGCGCCCATAATGTCGAGAGGCTCGTGAGCAGACTTACCGAAAGATACTTCACATTCTGTTCTGCACGATGCACACATACGCACAGTTCCACCAGTAAAATGGTCTGCATCACTTCTCACTGGAGTGTGGATGTGAGCGTAGTCTTCGAGAGCAGCTTCCTTACAGAAGTAACACGTCTTAGATGACGGTGAATCAGAGTGCTCGTAGTGATAGTCTACAGAGGCATCGAACTTACCGTAGCGATAGTAGGCTGTTAATCTAGCGGACGTAGTGTCTTCCATTTCGTCGAAGAGCCCGCCTTTAGCTTTGGGCCCATTTAAGTCGTTCTCCATGAGGAGTATATCTTCTGCGCAGTCCCAACAAGTGAACGTAGTGGTGAAGGTAGCCCCCACCGTCGCGCCCCTCACAGCATATTTAACCAGAGGTTGTCCAGTGTGAGGGCTATCGCAGAAAACGCACATGTAAGACTTGTCTCCTCGCGGTTTAAAGTCGTCGATGTTCTTCGGAAGTATGAGTCCCTTAGAACTCAGGTAACGTTTTAGCGCTTCCTTCATGCCAGCTGACATTTTTTAAAGGTAAAGTTTTCTTTCGTACCCACTTCTCTTCTTGAGAGTCAGGTATATACAGATTTATAAAGAGAGCTTTCTTTCCCTCTTTGTGTCGCAGGATTCGACCTAACGACTGTATCTGTACGAGCTCTGTAGAGACCGCTGACACGCAGATCGCACCATCAGCATCAGGTACGTTAAGTCCTTCAGTGAGTGCGTCTACAGAAATCAGCAGGTTAGAGTTCGCGAAGTCTTCGAGTACTTTAGCTCGCTCCTTAGTAGAAAGTTCAGAATGGTAAAGTAGCCCGCCGATTAGCTCGTGAAGTTCCTTCGCGAATTTGATAGACTTCGTAAAGATAATTCATTTCTTGTTAGGGAACCGCTCGATGATTTCCTTTACCGCCCCCATTTTCTCTGGAGCATTGTAGAGCACTCCTTTGCGCAGTGTCATAGACGACCAATACGCTTTGGCTTCGGACGAGTAGGGTCCATCACGTTTAGACTCGAAGCGAGCTAGATCGAATATGGACTTGTACGATGTCTCGCGCCACACACGTGCTAACTTGATGTTAGCAGCTTTAAACATGTTGTCGAAAGCTCGATAACGTGCTGAAGTAGTGCGATTCATCTTAACAGGGACGTTGAAAACTTGGTAGGGAGCTGATGCGTCTGGAGCATCGTCTATCGTCTTAGTGTAGACCACAGGTGCCTTAGACGTAAGGAAAGCGGCTCGCTCGTCAGAAGGTAGTGTCGCAGTTAAACAAAGTAAATACTTGTGCTTAATGTTGAATACCCTCGAGAAGGTAGGAGCAGTAGCTCGGTGCGCTTCGTCGATAACGAGAAGATCACACTCTAGATCAGACTTGGCAGCCGTGTTAATTACGTAGACATCAGCTGGGACATCGCCAAGTTCATCTAGTCACTGCTTTACGAGTGGGACACGAGACGTAACTATGATTGTCTTTCCGTTTACGACCTTAGCAGCCATTACTCCGAAGCGCGTCTTACCTAGGCCCGTACCAAGTAGTACAGTCCCACGTTTTTCAATTGACCACGCAGCTAAGGCCTCTTCTTGAATCTGTGTTTTAGTCATCTTTTTTAAAATGGCCGGAGCCAAACTCTTTTGTCTAGCCCCGGCACTCTTCGCATACTATTTGTGAGTAGTCTAAATTTTGTCGCTTACATGAAGGGCACTCAAACTTAGAGTTCCTACATTCTTCACAAACTTCGTTGGGCGCATCTACTGGAGCTTTTTTACATCTCGAGCAAATGTACGGTGTACCAACATACGCTTCATCGAGGCAGTCAAAACACTGTCCTGTCTCCGTATCTGGGACTTCGTCAGCATTCTTCTTGCAGCTCGTGCAGATGCCTTTGCGTTTATATGCAGTACAGTCGTCACAAATTTGCTCTCCTCTGAACTCAGGCACGAACTTATCTTTGCATCCTGCACACGTAGGTAAGCACTCGTCACACTGCCACTGTCTAGAGGATGAAGCTATGAAGCTTTGGTCACAGTCCGCACAGTTTCGCTTCGATTCTCTATGCGCATTACACAGGTCTTCAGAAGAAGGTATGAAAGTGTCACAGAGTGCACACGTGTGTAGACTACGTAAGAAAGGAGATGTCGAACGTTTGAGTGCTTCTTCAGTGAAGCACGTCTGACAATAACCTTCTTTGTTACGTATCCTATAGAGTTTACAGGAAACGCATTCACCAGCACGGAGCGTATCTTTAGGATATTCGTGCCAGTTCTTAGAGAAGGTGCAAGTTACGCACACACCATTGGTCAGCGTAACATCGACAGACGATTTACATTCGAGGCAAACCGTTGGCGTACGCTTTTCGCAATCAGGGCATAGCAAAACCCATTTAGTCTGCTTGAGCGGTCGCACACAATCTCTGCACATACCTTCAGCATTGACCCAATCTTGGTTAGTGCAGTCCTTACACGTGTTTTGTTCGTGCGCCTGGAACGGTACGATGAACGTCGTGAACTTCTTGCGTAACAAGGAACTGCTTACTTGCTCGAGGCATACTTCACATTCCTGAAGTGGACCGGCTGTGTTAAACTTACAACCCTCTTTAGAGCACGATCTTGGAGTGTCCAAGTAATGCTCGCAAGTGGGGTCTACACAGCCGTCTATCCGTTTTTTGCTTTGAGAGTCATTCCTAAGCCGCCATTGCGTGGGGATTTACGTAACGACTCGATGATCTTGGCGTCGAGAGCGACTTTCTCTGTTTTATCCTTGCCAGATGATTTCCATTTCTCGATCTCGAGAATGATGTTGCCGAGTGACTGCGCGATATCGCTCTGGTTCTCGAGCTTGAGATCCTTATTATTGAGAACCTTGAGCGCACTCTTGCGAACACTCTCGAGGTGGTCATCTTCGTAACCCAGGAACTTGAGGATTGTGCGCAGGACTTCGGATGAAGCCTCTTCTTTAGGTTCCTCCTTTTTAGCGTCCTTCTCCTCTTTCTTCGAATCTTTGGACTCCTCTTTCTTAGGCGACTCCTCTTTCTTAGGCGACTCCTCTTTCTTAGGGTCAGTGGCCTGGTCTGAATTTAGCACATCTCGAGTAGACTCGCGTCTCGAGCGCGCGATCTTAAGTGCTTCCCACATTACGAGAAGAATATGTACGAGGGTGCCGCCAAGAGTAGCAATCATGATACCATCTAGCTCCTGGAAGCTAGAGTACGTTGCGATGTCGAACCCGTTTCCATAGACCTCTGCATGATACGAGCGCATCGTACGAATGTGTAAGGACGAGAGAATCCTGTGCCAGAGGAGAGATACATGATTGATCTGGTTCAAGTTATTCGCAATGACGATTAGGTTGAGGATCGGCGTAAAGAACGTAAGAAAGAACGTTATCGCTACTAATCCAATCGAAATAAAGGCATCAGTAACCGATTTAGCTTTGACGGCAGACGCAAAATTATTGATTTCTTTTATCCACACCATTCCGGCGAAGACAGAAAGTAGGCCCATTACGGAGTGCATGAGCATTCGCGCTAGTGGGGAGACTTCAGACGATGCGAACGACGCCGCAAGAATTGCTTCAGCAACGTTAATAGCTAGTAGAAAGGTAAAGAACCAGGACATTGGGTAGGCAATCATAAGTTCGCCTATTACAAGCCCTATCTCTTTTCCTTTGTTTTTCGGGTCCTTCATCAGTTTACCGATGAAGAAAGCGAGTGCAATGATAAACCCCACTCCGAGAAGTAAGATTATCACTTGGTTGGTAAGAACCATTTTATTTATTCCAGATTTTCGTTACTACTGATTCTGCAGGTATCACTAAGTCAGAGTAAACTGACGCAGCTTCTACCATACAGCGTTCGAGAATGTCTTTCACGTAGGGCGCATCCTCTTCTTTACATAGGAGAATCCATTCGTCGTGCACTAGTAAGATTATTTCGAACTTCGAAGAATACTTGCGAAGTAGTACACCAGCAAGCTTCGATATTGAGGCTCCGTTGCCTTGTGGGCGATAGTTCTGAGCCTTTCTCTGGTATTCGGCCCTTAGAGTTTTGTAAGTAGAGTGGTAGGTCGGTACGTCTAAGTGTAGATGACGCTCGCAAAACTTAAAAATATCCCACTTAGGTAGGTATGAGCGGCGTTTGACGATGTTATCGATAAGTATGTAGCCTCGTTCGCGAGCTAAGTCTCCTTGCTCTTCGAAGTATGCTTTCAGACGCGGATAGACTTCGAAGTAACGCTTGACAAGATCTTTAGCGCGGTCGAGCCGAACTTTGTAGCGTTGATGTATAGTAGCAGCTCCACCACCAAAAGCAATAGCGAACCCCGTGTTCTTAGCTAGCTTTCTTTCGGGTGACTCTTTAGTTAGCGTAGGATCTCCAAAAGCTTTCTTAGCAGTCTCTAAGTGATAGTCTAGACCGTCGTAAAACATCTGGAGAAATGTAGGATCTTGCGAAAGATGAGCGAGAAGACGTGCTTCTTGTTGCGAGTAGTCAGCTACTACGAAAGTGTAGCCTTCAGGGGCTTCGAATGCTGCTCGATACTCCTTATCGTTCGGTATATTCTGTAAGTTAGGAGTACCTGATGAAGTACGTCCTGTATCCTTTATCTGGAAGAGTGAAGTATGGATACGCCCTGTAGCAGGATTAACGTGATCTAAGAAAGCTTCCCCATACGTAGAGCTCTGCTTAGAGGTAGCCTTGTAATCGAGATAGAGCTTGACTAGTGAGTCAGTAACGTCTGCAAGCACTGTCTTAGAGACCGACTCTTTGATTGTGCCCGTCTTCTTGTCGAAGAACTCGATAGGAATAGAGCGCTCTTTAAAGACTTTAGACACTTGTTGCCACGAATTTCAGTTGATAGGAGCGATCTCGTTAAGAAGGGAGAGTTGGTGGGCTGCCTTCTCTCGAGCTTTGGACGCTAGCTTCAGCCATGCTGATTGATTGATAGGCATACCGTTTATCGAGATGTCTGCCGCTACCTTGAGGAAGTCGTTCTCGAGTGCAGCCGTCTTAGTTAGCTCGGCCTCTTCTAATAGTGTGGAGAGTATGGGGTAGAGTGCGTACGCAAAATAGACGTCGAATGCTGCATATATCAGATGCTCAGTAGTAAGCTCGTCGAAATTAGCGAAAGAGTCCCTAACCTTCTTAGTTACGTGCGGCGTGCCTATATACGTTTGAGACGAATATGCGTACGGATCGTAATAACGGCGTGTAGTAGACTCGAGCGTAAAGTGCCCTTTCTTAACAGGCAGCCCACACTCTAAGATTTGAGCGGCTAGCATCGTGTCGAACAGATTCTCTATCTTGAGTCCGAAAGTGTGAAAAATTACTTGATAGTCGTACGAAAGATTGTGCCCGATTATCAGGTTGTTGTTCTTTATTAGTAGCCCGATGAGTGACTTAGCTTCTTCGTAGTGTGTGACTGCGTTGATGACATACTGCCGAGTATTGTCGCCAATCTGCAGTAAGACGACAGAATGGTTCTTAGTCTCTGTATCGAGGGAAAGCCTGGGCGTCTTTCGCACCCAGGCCTTAGCTTTCAAGAAGTCACTTGGTGTATCGAGGAGAATAACCTCTAGAAGAGGAGTTGTAATTGACATCGGTCGTTGTCTTAGTAGGTGGACGATTTTTCTTTGGGGGAGGAGAGGGCGCACGCTCTAGTCTACGAATGGAGAGCAAAGATACGATAACTACTAACGCCATTAGGTAATACATCTAATAAATTTGTTTGCCGTCAACAGATAAGAACACATCATCTAGGCCTTTGCGGGGTGCGGGCTTTTCGAGATTAGACTTCTTTCCTCTTTTTAAAAGGAACGCAATCTTAGCCACTCGAACATGTTGGTCAGTCCGCACTCGCCACAACTCCCAAGTGTATATGCGCTGTTTAGAAGGACAAGCAGATTCAGTTAAAATGAAAGGAAGCCCATCCGAGACTTTCTCGATGAGCTCCCCTTCTGTGTATTCCCCTATCCGTCTTTGCCAGTCGGTGTAAAGTTTTACTTTTACACCCTTTTTTGGTTTGTTACGCATAGATGTATATGGTCACCTGTGGCTTCGGGGTTAAAAAAGACGAACTCTTTGGTCGGGCCCTTCAAGTATTTTGCTACCTTCTTTGAGCCGGGCTTCCCCTCGATGTAAAACATGAGGTTGTGGTCCTTTATCCATTGAGCGCCTTCTGAAGACAGAAGCCACTGTACCAAGTTGTCAGATAATTCGAAGTCAGCTGCTTTGCCATGATAGTGGGCTGAGGCCTTGTTTGTGTGGCGGCGTAGAGAGTTGATCTTTACGGTAGGCCCACTATAGGTGGCAAGTGCTGACTTGAACGTGTTACAAATAGTAGTATCCACTGGAGTGTAGAGCAGGAACCCAAAGAAGGTCCCCTCTGAGCATCATTTCCTTTTCTTAGAAGCTGCTTTCCACGGGTGGATATTCAGAAGTGTGTCTATCTGACGCGATTGATACTGCATCAGTGACCGGAGCGTGTCTTGTGAATTGTTCAACCGATCTACTTCAGACTGCAGATATTGCAGCTTAGAAGCGTTCCAGTTGATTACGTGGTCTACCGTTGTTTTGGTGAAGTAGCCAAGAGCGAATAGACCAATCACAAGCAACGCTCGTTTGACATTTTCCATATATTATATGTTAAATGTTCGATAAGTGTGGTGATTACGAGGACCACACTAGTATGAGTCTTATCCTTTAATAGAGCAGGCGCATTGCCTTATCTATCCACGTAAATTCGACGACCTGAGCTTTTTCTGTGTTGTGGTTGATCGGAACAAAAGGTTCGATCACTACGTCATCAGAGAGCGAAAGATTCCCTACTATCTTGCCTCGTTTTATGAAGGCTCTTTTATAGAGAAGCGCTCGGCCCAGTTTATTCGCAGTTCATTGGAGACCGTAAGGGGAGTAAGAGACGTTTAGCGCGTACTTATCCTTCTTCCTGCGGAGTACCCATAGCTTCTTCGCTGCTATATGGGCAATTAGTTCTGGTGTGATTTCTCGAATTACCATGCTTTACTTGTAGTACCTCATCATATTCGATGGGTAGGTGAACGTTAGTGATTTTTTCTTCGTAGACTCTTTCGAAGAGAAGCGCGATTTGCACCTTTTTGTAGTAGGTGTCTAGCAGCTCCACCTTAAAGATCTCGGTGGATGCCTTAGCGATATCCAGCAAGGTGTCAACATAGTGTCGCAGCTCGATAAGCTTAAGATACTTGTTGTCGAGGCCTTTCGTAGGAAGCGCGTAAGTGTTTCCACGTCGTCCCATTGCTGTTCCATCGACCGCTCCATATTCGAGTACCGTTGTTGGTGTGTAGCCAGCTAGTGAGCTCGAGAAAACTAAGATCTCATTCTCACCTACTTCGCTAGACGTCAGCGGTGTCGTTAATTGGAGTTCAAAGTTAGACGTTTTTTTTGACATATCCAACCTTTTGGCTAACTATTTGTTAAAAAATATTTTTCAGAGCTCAGGGACTTCCGAAAAGTTCGGCTTTTCCTCGACTACTTTGTTGTGTTCACCTCTTGTGAGTGGGGCGATTGGTCGATTAGCGAGCTCCTCAACGAGGGCTTCGTTGTCTCGAATTCGCTGACGATACAGCTTGTGGACGATACGATAGAAATCGACGTCATCAGGCATTTCGATGAGTCCGCTAACGTGTGAGCTCAGGAAGTTGCGCCCAGATCCGTTCTCGAACAGAGCCTTCTTGTCGTCTTTAACAGGAAGCAACTCTCCTTCTTCGTAGCAGATCTTACCACCTAGCACAGAGTCCCAAAGGAGAAGCGCAGAAGTGCCGATACCAACCATCGGTATCTTTTTCTGGATGTACCACTGAAGAGAGTAGACTCGGAATGCTTCGTACCACTGGTCTTGGCCAGGTACGGCTGGTGGAGTCTTAAATGTCGGGTAGAATCCTGATGTCGTGCAATTGATTCCGCCCGTGTCGAGCAAGATGAGAACGTCTACGTTGACCCGTTTATGTGGATTAATAGAGAAGGCGTTATCGCCCTCCATCAAGAATAGTAGCTTGAGACGATGCTCCTCAGCTAGAAGAGCAGGATTTGACGCAGTTAAAAGTCCTATGGTCATCGTTTCTTGTTTCGTGCTGTGAGGTAGCGGTTAAGCGCTTTACCTAAGGTCTCTACAAAAGACATTGTAGCAGCTTCTCCAGCTATTTTTACGAAGTACGGACGTTCCCCTCGCTTGAGATCGCGTATGACCATTACCTTACCTGACAGGATGATCTGGTGCATCGTACCAGTAGTCAGGTCAGTATGTGAGTACTCGTAAGCGACACCATCAGTGCGTTGTAGGTGCACGAACACGTCGCTCCATGTGGGCCTACGGTCGTATGAGACGCAGAAGATATCGTTATCCCACAGCTTTTTCCAGATTGCTTTTGGCACTTGACGCCTTAGCATCAACTTCTGCAACATAGGTCTTCAGTTTAACAGTAAAAGATATTATCGCGAGCTCGAGAGCTCTGTGCATGTGGTAGTGGTAGATGCACACAGGTAGGACATCAGCATCCTGTAAGGAGTAGCGAACTTCTACACTGTTGAAGTAAGGCCGGGCAACCCATAGGCGCCCATCTTTACGCAGTTCGAAGCTAATTCGCGCTAAGTCCCAATACATCTCGAGGAGCTCTCTAAAGGTAGAGCACCTTGGCATGAGTGCAGACGGTAGTTGGCTTTCGCCCCAATCGGGCTTTAGCTCTCGTTCGCAAATAATAAGTGACACTGACTCCCACCGTGAGTGTTTCATGTTGTTTGATTGCGGAGCGTCGCAGTGCTTTGATTTGAGCTTTTCGGCCCACCTCTTTAGCACGATTAAATTTATCGATAGGTAACTGTTCTTGTATGTCTTCGTGAAGATCGTACAGATCCTCTAGGTATTGTTCTACTAACTTCCAACGGTCCATTATCGCGAGGTTGTTACCTTGTAATTATACGTCGAATCGTTCGTGAAGGTGATCTCGATGACCACTTTCTTCGGCTTGAGTTTCTGTTGTTCCCAGATGACGGAGCCCGGTATAATAACCAGGTCCTCCTTCTTTTCTTGACGAAGCATGGGCATGTAGGACGTATCTTCTTGAGAGCATCCTACGAACAGCAGTGCTAGTATTACTAGTAATTTCCGCATTTGTATTTGAAATACTGGTGAGGAGTAATTTTCGGAGGGATACTTTTAGGTATAGGTAGAGTAGCCATAAAGACGTTGACTACGTAGTCAATCTTCCTCAGGGTTATGTTCGGCTTGAGCAGCTCAATACAACGTGTTGCATCCGATATCACTGCAGCTGGGTCAGTGAATATCTTGAATGCATCTAGCCGTTGGATAGGCGCTCGCTTCGATACTATAGACGCTTGCCAATACAGGTCTTTAGGCACGTGCTCTTGGCGAAGCATTGAAAAAGCCTCTTCGTCTGAGACGATAGAGGTGTAGAATGCGGACGAGGGGATATACAGATGAGCCTCCTTCTTAGAGAAAGCTTCAAGGATAGAGTCGAACACACGATCGCGCGATTCACGATCTTCGAAACGAATAGAGCGCATCACTCCCTTAGGAGTAAGGCACCCAATCGCTGGATGACTCTTTAGTGGTCGCTTGACCAGAAAGTCGTCATCCTTGTGCACTCGTATTACGCCTTCGAGCTGAGTAACAACTATGTTACCAGATTTCAGGCCGTAAGTGTGAGGGAATATGATTAACATATGAACGTATGATCTAAGATTAACTCGCAATACTGCGAGAAACCTACAAGGATAGTTAGACGTTTCTTTAGAGTTACGCGGTTCACTAAGACTTCGTAGACTTCTTCGTCCTCTACAAAAATAGCTTGTACTACGCCCTTACAATGCTCTCCGACAATAGTAGCCTTGTTTAAGACTAAGTTGTGCAGAACAGTTGTTACGTAGTATTCTGACGCTGGGAGAGTATCGAGAAGGCGTGTTTCTTTTTCGAACGAGAGCTTGAATGCTCCAGTCAGATAGAAGTCTTTGGGCAGGATTAGTATGCCACGCAGTCCTAACTTAGGTAGATACACGATATTTTGTGCTTCTTTGACGTAAGTCGCAAAGTGTTCGTGCGACTTAGGCAGGTGTGTAGGATGTACGTACGGATGTGGAAATGGTCCCAACTTAAAAGCTGGAAACGATATTGGAAGATGGAATGTTATCTTGTCTACTGCATCGTGGACAAGGTAAGCTTCGCATCCTACCACACCCTTATTTACGTCGAACGAGACAGGGTGAAAGTCTAGTGCAAAACTTACCTTATCCCCGACTCTGTAGTGTTTACGCAACTTTCCTCAAGTTTGGTGTAGCGCGATACTTGTAGAACTTCTCTTTCCACTTCTGTACAGAAGTTTGCGGAGAGAATGTTCCCCACACCTCAGCCAGAGTGGCACTTCCCTTCTTCGTGAGTTCAGCCAAAGCGGCGTGATTTATCACTAAATCCGAATTCTTTTCAATCCAAGCTGCGAGAGCCGTGATTGTGTGCGGTTTGAGTAGGGAAAGCTCGATCAAGTTGTGCGCTCGGCCCGGACGACGAAGTGCTGGATCGATCTCAGCAATCGGCTTATTCATAGCAGCGATGGTAGATGTTTTGATGCCCTCGATCTTGAGCCCATCCATGAGCTCGAGAAGTGTAGTCAGCACACCGGACTCTGCAACACTTTGGCCCTCGTCAACATAGAAGACAACCGTCTCTACGCCAACAGCCTTCTGCTGCTCCAAGAAAGAATGCAGAGAACTGCGACCGGCTGGAGAAGTGAGTAATTTTATGGCCGAGTAGTCGAGCTTTACGATAGACTGCTTAGGGTCTTTCGAAACGCTGGCCAGAATATTGCTGATGAGGGAGGTCTTCCCTGTTCCAGTTGTCCCGACCATGAGCACGTTGCGTCCAGACACCAGTTCGTCGGCAAAGTACTCTTGCACTTTTCCAACAGGAATGGAATAGGCCTCGTCGCCCAACTTGATCGAGATTGGGTTAAACGACAGACTTGCGAGCGTGCTATCCATCTCCGAATACGTGTACGACGTACGTTGGAAGGAGAGCCGCCCACCGATCTCGTAGAGCTCAAAGATGTTGAGCCTGTTCGGACCACGACCACTGTCCACTGACGTGACTTCCGCAAGATCGACGCACTCCTTTATCAGGTCAAGTAGCGACGCTTGACACACTTCTTCACACTCTTTGTGTGGGAGTAAGAGTCGAATGTTATCTGTCAGCGAGATTCTGTCGTCCTTCACCCACTCTGCGACATCAAATTTCTCTGAGGTCAGCTTAGCACTTTTGTAGTCCATAGCATTCAAGATGATAGCGTGGGTAACGCCATCTTCTATTACAGAATAGATTTGCCGGTCCTCAAAGTCTCCACTCGAAATTCTGAGGAGATCAACTATGCCAAGCCTGTTTTTGAGTAGTTCGACAAAGTAATTCGTCGCTACAAGCTTCTTAAAGTTGATGGTAGTGTACGACCGCGTGCCCATGACTTCTTGGGCGACATCGATGTCCTTCTCTCCAATGGTCTTCACTTTTTCCACTGCTTTCGAAATTGTACTTGCTGTAGCGGCCTCGCTTTTCGTTTGTGCGTCGAGACTCTTCGAGAAAAGATCTTTGAGAATTGAGATCAGATACCCCAACACAAGCAGGATACCTACAATGGATACGACATCAAATAAAGTCATAATTTAGTTTGAAAATTGCGCTGCCCTTACTCTAGTCGCTACCACAAAAGTCTTTCGCGTGGGTCCAGCCACGATACTCGTCTTTAAGGTCCTCCCGGGAGTGCTTCTAGAGCAGGGCGAGCGCAGGTTCACCGCTTAATCAACTACTCAGGGAGCGCGGCTAGCTCCCTGAGCTTGAGTTTTGTTTCGTGTATTCTCTTCCTGTAGTGCGGATCTTCAGCATACTTTACCTTGATGAGCATGTCGATATAATCATCTTCACTCTTCACCCAAGGATTCTGCTTAAGCCGCATTCGCTGCCAGTCTCGGTAATCGAGTACAGAACTTTTGAAGTCTCTGTACTTTGCGTGTCCCCGATGCGCACCTTGATGGTACTTTCTCGAGTTTACCTTCATACCGAACCTGTTGTGATTCTCGCGATATACTGGCGATTTAAACCAGTTGGTTTCGTGTACTTCTTGGGCCATCACAACCCAAGGATATTTGAGACTGAACGGAGGGCTCTCGAGAATTTTGATGTGCTCGAGTACCACGTTTCTATTGTCTAACGGGCGTTCTAACTCCTTGACAGTGTCAAGCCTAGCGTAGTTGTCGTGAATAAACGCTAAGAGCGCTCCTACGATAACAACTAACTGGAGTAGCCCCCATACTAGTCTAAGCAGGCATGAACCCATGAGGCGTCGCCTTTAGCCTGCCCTGCTCCAGTAATGTCACGACGTCTTCGAGCACTGCTAAGCACTCTTTAAACACCACGTTTAGATTGTGCGCAGTGAGATCAGATGGCACAGTCCACGAGTTCACTCCAAGTTCAAACATCCCGGCATTTACAGAGACTTCTGTAGGCGGAGTTAAGTTGAACCGAGTAAGGGACCATGCAGCCTTAGTCCGATTCTTATCGAGGTGCTTCACTATCTCCGCCCTTAAAGAAGGGTAGGTGTGTGAGTTCTCTAACTGAATGGCGCGAATACGCAGCAGCAGGGCTTTAGGCATCCGCCTCGATTTGCTCAAGTTGAACCGCACTTTCAGATCGTGATCCTGCGAAATGGTGAGACTGCACTTGCGGAATGTAGTCTTGATGCTCCTCATGGTATGTAGAGTTCATCGTCATCGAAATCGGGGATCTGCGGGATAACCTCGTCGCTATCGTCTTCGAAATCAGGAATCTCGGGAATAGCCAGCACGAACACTTTTGGTGTCGGTGCAGGCAAGTGCAGAACTTCTCCGCGTGCCTTACCCAGTTGTGCGAACAGGAGCTCGAGCTGGTGCGTCGTTGCGCGCGCACTGTAATCCTGGATTTGCGGGATTACGTTCATACCGCGACTTTTAATCGAGGCGGTTTCGAGCAGGGAGGTTAGTCCCCGGTAAGCCTCGGTGACGTCGCTGAAGGTGTAGCCAAACATTTCGAATTTTCCGGACGTAGCGACAAGTGAATCCTCTATGTACGCTCCGTAGTGGGAGTGCTGGACAGTTACGGTCGTGATTCCAGACAAAGATGCTACGGGCGTGTTCACCCGCGCTTCGATGAAAGTACTCATCTTCACATGTCTTGCGTAAGTGCGGAGATCCTCGCCCATTACGAGCAGAGTCGGAGATGCGTGGGACACACGAAGAGGTGCCCGTAGGATGAAATTCTCAGGGTTATACCCGTCGAATTTCTGCCCACGACGAGTGTGCAAACGGATATCCTGAAGTTGCTGTTGAGCGAAGTGCTGTTCGAAAGCCACGGGCACCCGCCATTCACTTTTAAAGACGTTACCCCGGTCAGGGTACACGATCTTTACGAAGCCCCGCAGCTCATTTTTCTGGACAGCGAGTCGAATCCACGTACCGCCAGTAGGGTCCCAGATTACGCCGCCTTGGAGCTCGTAGCCCTCCTTCGGAAGAAATACCGTTTTATGTTGCTCGGGCAAGTACTGCCTCAGAGCGTAGATGGCTGCAGCCAAGTTTTTATTTTCCATTGTTGAGATGTGTAGAACATTAAAAAAGAAAAGTCCCCGACTCTTTTGCCGAGGACTTTTGTGAGCTGGAGGGATTAGTTGGCTAGGATGGCCTCTTCTACGTTGGCCGCTACTTGCGGGGTTGCGACGTTGAGAAGCGTTTCAGCCACTTTCAGTGACTTCTCGAAACGGCTCTCGGCCAGCTGAGCGTCTTCGTTGAAGCGTTGGTTGGCGAGTTCCCGGTCTGCCTTCGCTTGCTCGGCTGCGTCGCGTACCAAGCTTGCTGCAATTTTCACGACTTCAGGGGTTGCTGGCACCTGGTCAGCGAGCTGCACGACGATTTCTCCTTTGGGCTCGGTCACTTCTTCTGCTGGAGCTCCTTCTGCGATCGGCTGTTGGTTTTCGACCAGGGCCTCAGCAAGTGCGGTAACATCGATTGCCGGGGTGCCTTCTTCAGGAGCCGTTTCAGGTACAGCAGGAGCTTCTTCTTGGGCGATAACTTCGAAGCCCTCACCATTCCAGGTGGCCTCCATATTGCCAAAGCGGTTCGTGATTGCCAGGTTTGCAGCCTCACGTGTTTCCGGTGTCGAGGACAGCAATGCCGCGAGTTCAGCCGTGATGGCTGGGACATCCTTGTCGTCGGTCATATCGACCAGCAGTGCACCGGCTGTTTCGCCATAAGCAGCGTCCAGGATTTCAGCGATGTCAGCTTTCGCTGCAGCAATCGCAGCCTTGCCCAACTGAGCAGCCCATTTGGCCGCGTTCTTGACGGCCTTCTCGTCGGTGGATTCAGTGGCGACCCAGTTCTGGGCCACCGTCATCAAGCCTGCAAAATCCTCGGGGAGTCCTTCGACCGTCAAGGGTTTGCCGTCTTTCAGAACGAGTCCGAATTTGGTTTTGAGCTCGTCAGAGGTGAGGGATGTAGATGCTGCGTACTCTGCAGCGTTCGTGAGGAGAAATACGCCTGCAGGCGTGAGACCAAAACACTGTACTTTTTTCATGTTAAAAGAATGTGTTGTTAGATGATAATGCCTTGTGTTTACGTTAAACTTCCGCTCAAATCTCTTGGTGTCGATAGTTAAGTAGCCACCCACTACGTTGTTGTAGCGGAGAGCCTCTTGATTCGACGCCAAGGTAACATACTTTTTCCCTTGAGTTGCAAAATGACCTGAGCAGCAAGGGCCTGCCAGTATCATGTAGTTTGTTCTCGGTTTGACGCTCGTAAGGACAAAGAGTTTATTCTCGATCCTGAATCCTGGACGCATCTTTCCTTCGTTGAACGCATCCAGGTATGAATATAAAGGTATCATACGTTGTAGTACTTCCCGCCTGAGCTCTTACACAATTCTTCGAGCGCAGAGTTTGACCGCTCGATAGAGATTGCGTGGACGGGAGCGGTGGTCTTGACAGGCGTGATTCGATCTTGCCCATCATTAACGATAATGAGTTCGGGCTCAGAACCTAGAGGTATTTCGAAGGGACCCAACTTAGAGAGGGCTAGATCAGCTTGCGCAGAAACTATGCACTCACCAACTTGGGTTTCACCACCTCTGGGTTCCTTCCAATTCTTGTAAGTAAGGTTTGCCTCCTCAGCTGTTTCGATCTTCTGCCAGCCATCGATAGATTCCTCGAAAGTAGAGACGTAAACGATCGCCTCGCCTTTACGTACTTCTTCGAAAAGAGTGATGAGCATAGCGCGAACTATCCCCATCTTTTTGTAGGTGTTCATAGAACCGGAACGGTCGATGAGGAGTCCATAGACCTTCTTTTCACCCTCTTCAAGGCGGAATGTTTCGGAAACTTGGAAAGAGTGATCGCCCAAGCGTTGACGAAAGTCAGGCATCTTGAACTCGGTAGGATCGAGCAGGCTAATGTCGTCGAAAGATTCCATCTGACGAAAGTCGAACTCTGAACCTTCGTTCTTCACCTTCTTCTTAGAACGCCCTTTGAGAGCGAACTTAAGTTTTTTGAGAAGGGCTAGGCCGAGTAGGACGTGTAGATCGGTAGGATCGAGATCATTCGACATCAGTTTCTCTGACGTAGGTAAGTGGCCCCCACCGAAGTGATTACCTGACTCCTCGAGCTCGGACATAGCTTCAGAGATCTCGTTGATCTCTTGCATCGTTTGCTCGAGTATTTCGGCTTTCGACTCTTGAGAGCCCCATGGAGGTATCCATGGGTCTTTCGCTTTGTATAATTTCGCGAAAGCAGCTGCTTTCTCCTCTGGAGTCTTACCAGGAAGGTTATCGACGTTCAATCTGCCAAGTGCATTCTGGTAATTGAGTGCGTCGGCCAGCTCACCCGCCTTTATCTGAGAACCCGGCGTTAGTGCGAGCTCCTTATCCATGTTGGATAAGGTGAAGGTAGCCATGTCTGCTACACCCTGTACGAGAGGTTGCGGGACGTTGCGAACCTGCTCGGGAGCAGGGCGCACTTTAAACGGATTACTGCTGGTTATTTCCATAGAGGGTTTTCGCAAGGAAGTCAGACTCGAGCTTCTCCAGCTGTTGCCGGAGTTCAACAAGGATAGTCGTCATCTGTTGATCTAGCTTGGGCGAATAACGCGTGAGCTCATCGATAACCATTTTCAGGTCACCGGCAGACGCCTTGCGCACATTCTTATGGAGGATTTTCGCCTCTTTTTCCCATGCGAGCTGATGCTCGAGCTGCTCCTTACGAGCGTCCATCATCTTAAACTCAGAGTAGAGCCCCTTGTCGATCCCTTTCAGGTTCTGAAGCGATTCGATCGGCTTGAGTGTTGGGTCAGTAGACGGCGTAAGGTAGGCTCTCGCAGCTATTACTGCCGTGCGGGGCGATATTGTTTTTCCTTGAGTATGCGCATACTCCATCATCTCGCAGAAGGTGTCCGACCTAGTCTTGAGTACCTTCTCGACGAGATCCGCATAGGCGCTAGATGAGTGATCGTTCCAGGAAACCTCTTGCTGAAACGGAAAGCGCTCGGAGAAAGCCTCGAACACAGCTTTACGCGTGTCGTCAGCAGCTGCTATCCACTCTTCGGGCACAATGTTGGTGCACGCGATGATGTATTTGCATTGCGACTTGTAACATACGTTACCTTCGACGCAATACTCGCCAGACATAAGAATATCGATGAGCACTGCGAGTACGTGAGGAGGAGCGTTGAACATCTCCTCAAAAATTGCGACGGGATGGCTGATGAAGCTGGAGTCAATGTTCATCGTTATTTTCCCTTCGTCGAGGTCTTTCAGCTTCATCATGCCGATGAGAGACTGGATCGATGTGCCAGCCGAAAACTGGTGTTTTTTCGGGGAAGGGTGGCCCATGACTTCGAGGAAGCCTTTAGCCACTTGAGACTTAGCGTAACCTGGAGGCCCGTAGAGAATCACGTTAGAGAGAACTCCCGCCTGGGAGAGCTCGTAGGTACGGTAAAGAAGCGCGATGGTGCGCTCCATTTGGACGAGGTGAGAAAGCTCACTTTTTACTGCCGATAATGTCATCAGCTATTTTTTTACGTTGATAAAGATATCCGAGCAACGCACTGTTAACCGCGATGTGCAGCTTGCGATGCGAAACTCTCATTTGAATTGTATGATAACTCATTTTGCCTGCGTAGAAGATCGGGAGAGTGCCGCTCATGACGACAACGTGTTCCCCATCCTTGTGGTAGTACCACGTCTCACACTTCTCGCGGTCTGCGAGAGACTGGAAGAGCTGATACTTGGTAATATGCGTCGGATCGGGCATCCACCTTGTAAGTTCGAGCAGCCGTACTTGCCGTCTCGTGAGAAGTGTGGTAGCTATGAAAGCTTTAAACTTTTCTTCCATTGGTAGAGCTAATTATGAATGCACGCTGTTTGAGATAGGCGAGAATAGCCTGGTTGACGGCAACGTGCTTTATAGAATGGAAACGCTTAACTTCGATAGGAAAGTGCGTCGTTCTTCCGTTAAAGAAGACAGATACGACACCCTCCATCGAGAAGACATGTTCGCTAAAAAATTCGGAGTAGTGGTAGCTCCAACGTACTTTCTCGAGATCTCCTAATACTTGGAGAAACTGGAGCTTGGTTAGGAGCGACGGATCGCGTGACCACTTAGTATCGCTGAGATAGCGTAAGTGGACTTTGGATAAGCGCGTTTGTACTAGATGTTTCAATGTTTCATAGAAAAAAGCTAGGGCAATCCTTTTGGACGCCCTAGCCTGATGTTACTTTAATAGATTCCGGATTTCACGCATCATCCGGTCATCGACCTCGTGCGCGTTGATTGTTTTGTAGGGAGCCTTCTCTATTGTTCTTCCGACTCTCCACGTCAGAGCAATCAGCCCTATGTGGAACAGGATAAGGAAAACAGATATTGCTCCAGCGAGGGCCCGGCTAATCCGCATAGACAAAAGCTTTTCCCTGATAGGTAGGGCGGGCTGAGAGTTGAAGCTCATTACTGAGCCGCACTTTAACGAAGTTCCCATTGTTGGTCGTAATTAAGTCGTTAGTAGTAAGCCTACAGGGTGCGAGAAACACAATTTTAGACGGCGTGAGTTCCCCGTTTTCATCTTGAGCCACCAGGACACCTTCATATAAGAAGTAATGGCCTACTTCGGTGGGACACACCACTTGGCGCACACGGCGCAGTTCGTATTCACCGTCAGGTCGTAGCTCGGTAGACTCGAAACAATTGCTCCACATAGAAACGGAATCTCCGAGAGGCTGCGGGTCGACCGCTACTGCGATGGTGAAAGTAGAGTCGGTATCCACGTTCTCCGCACTAGGCGGGATAACGTTTACGCGTGAGAGATTGTCCCTTTGACAGGAGATCAGTGCAAGTGCGAGCAGGGCAAAAAGAATAATGTTCTTCATGTTGTGTGGAAGAATTTAGAAATGTGTGAATAATCAATCTGTTGTAGTGTACGAACGGTTGATGGCTGGCTTTGCTGTAGTAGCGATCCCGGCTTCAACTACTCGTGTGTTGTTAAGTTTCTTGGTGGGTTTGGGTAACTTACCACTATCGTATTTGGCGAGACCGTGCGTTTCGATCACGCCAATAAGCGTAAGGTGATATTCGCGATCTGTCGCGTAAGTTGCGTCGCGCAGTCCAACGGCCCATTTACGATAGTTTTTACCGTATGTGAAGCACTTTTTGTACCGTTTGTTATTGACGAGAAGTTGCGAGTGTGCCCTCCATGACTCCCAAGCAGAGGAAAATTTGCGGAAGAAATCCTTGTGGCTGTCGTCGCTGTGATTCGTACAATGCCCCACTCGACAGTTTTTCTTGTGGCATTTGATGCCAAAGTGATTGTTATTTTGTACCGCCAACTTAGACGTACCATAACGCGACTCGACCAAGCCTTGTGCAAGGCTAATAGACGCGGGAATACCGTACTTCTCCATTTCGCTAATGGCGAGTGGTGCGTATCGTTTGATGTACTCTTGTGTAGACGTAGTTTTACCTACGTAGACAGGAGCCGTGTCCGAAACTGGAGCCGGTTTGGCTTTGAGTTTCTTAACGGGCTTCACACGCTCTTTAGGTGGAGGTGGGGGAGTCTCCTCTTCGAGAACAGGCGCAATCGTGACTGGTGCTGGATCATCGTAAGGCTGTACGACACATTGAACAGGGTAGCTATTCGCTATCCCCGTGATTTTGTTTTCTTCGAGCGAGTTGCGGAATGCCCATATGCAGACCGAGATTACAAGAAGTGAGAAAAATGAGAAGTGTAGGGTGGTCACCGGCCGTTTCATGAACGAAGTGAAGGCCGTTTTGAAGGCGGCAACTTTAAGGTTAACACCTTCGACGATTAATTGATTTGGTGTCGGCATGACGAATGCTTTTGTTTGTTAAGAAAATCTGGCCCCTCTCTAGAGCGAGATAGGGAGGTTTAGGCCAGGTGTGTGCTGTGTGAGACCCCCCGTTCTTTAACGAAGAATCTCACTACTCGCTCGACTTCTAATTAAAATATTAGTTTCGAGGCGGACTCAACGGGTTGTCTCCGAAGATGACTTCCCACGCTTCCGCAAGTTTCTGTAGCTTGGCCTGCACCCCTTCAGGTGGGCCGTAGACGATCTGCCCAAGTTTCTCTTTGAGCAGTGTGGATGGGGTGATAGCCTTTCGAACTTTCACTAAAGACCCAAGAATGAGTCCTAAGATGAAAGCAAGAACGGCGAAACCCCCTGCGTAGATTGGTTCCACTTTACAAGAGCGTTATACTCTGCTTGTGTTATTACGATGGACGCAGAATAGACGAACCTATCTTTGTCGAGGTCGTAATACATTAGCGAGAGTTGTGTGCGAATACCCATTATGTTTACGGGTAACGCAGCGTGACCACCAAGATCACGTTCGCGTACTACCTCGATAAACCCAAAGGGCGTGTAGACGAGTATCAGGGTCCCCATCTGGAATTGAATAAGGTAAGCAAGTATGCACGTGCCTTATCAACTTGTGTCTTAGCACGTGCGGCCTTCCAGGCTGTGATGGGGGCGGGTTCATCTGCGAAATACAGGAGATAAGAGTCTCCGTAAATGAGATGGATACCGTAATTCGGCATATCGACCTCTAGAACGATATGTTCGTTGATCGATACTATTCTGTAGTAGAAGTTAGAGTCTAGCCCCCATACTTGGCGACCAAACTGCAACTTTTGTTCGAAACGTGTCGGAGAGCCCACCACAAATGTGTTGAGCTCGCCGGGCAGCGAGATGTTTAGTGTCGAATCAACTAGTCGAAACTGCGTATAGCAGACCGACGATTCGCACTTAGTTAACTTTAGAGTGTCCTGTGCTCCGAGCTGGAAGCTCAGGAGTAGGAGTAGGATCGTGTTTTTCATAGTAAAGGCTGAGCACTAAAATTGTTAAGACGATTAACAGGATTTTAAGGAAGATGAACTTACGCTCATCTTCCATTATCTGGTAGCGCTCTTTCTCGCCCCGTGAAGAGCGTGAAATGAGTGACGACATCTCTTCGTGCTGACGCTTCAGATCAAAGAGCCCGAATCCCGTAAGGAATTTGATGGCCCAGATTGTAGCATAGGCAGCGAAGAACAACAGTATTACTTCCCTAGCGGTCTCCAGCATATGCGTTAGAGATGCAGTAAAGGTAGCAAAGGATGAATACTAAGACGAGTAGAGGATTGTTCGCAATGAGTACTAAGAGCTCCCATACTCTGGAAGCTATGAAGCACATAACGAGTAGTCCGCCGATAACGATCACCCATCGCATAGGATAGCTTTTGCGGCGTTGAGCGCGCCGTATCCACGTGTAAGAAGCTCAGACTTAGGCATGAACTTGCCCATCTCTGTGTAGAACTCTCGATGATTATCGAAGAGTGCTGTGAGGTAGAGCACCCCATACACATCCGCCTCGATAAGATGACGCGAGAGTTTGCGAGCTAGGCGGAGGATGGCCTGCTCTTTCGTTTCGGCATCTACGACGACATAGGTGCCCATCAGAAGTATCTGCATAGCGTCAAGTACTTGCGGGTGAAGAAATAGAATACTCGGCCGCGAAGTTCGTAGACGAAATAATCCTCGTCTTTGAACATGATGTCTGACGGTGTTACACGGTCCAACTTCACACGTTTGCCTTGTGGTGGCAGCGTATAAAGCGTAGATGTCGTAGAGTCGTACTGGAATGCCGTGGTGTACGCTGGGTACACCTTGTAGAACACACCATCGTGCGAGGACGTACCAAAGTGGTAAGTCTGGCTACAGAGGGTTGTCGCAAAAAGCAGGAGCGCAAACACGACTCCGCACTTAGGGCACGGAATCACTGTGTTGTTAGTCACAAGTAACCCGTCACCGTCAGGCGAACCACAAACCTCGCATGGTGCAGGGAGCTGCTCTTTTTCTAACTCCTCTGCTGGAGTGGTTGTGAGTGGGTCGGATTTCTCGAAAGAGTCCTCCCAAAATGCTATGATCCTGCTCATAGCTCTGAAATTGGAATACTTTCGAAGATCGTACGGTGGTACACCGTTTGTTGCTCGTCCTGCGGAATCAGGGCGGTAGTGACGTGACCATCAAAGTCATTGAGGTCACGATCGATCGGTGCGCCATGTGAAGCCGCAATGGTAGCAGCCTGAATGGCGTTGGCTTGCTGGATAGAGGGGATCTCTTGCGAGACTTCTACCTCTCCAGTTGCAAGGTCGGCCTTGACTATGACCGCCTTGGGCTTTGACGAGAAGAATTCGAACATAATCTAAAAATTTTTGAGGAACCTGCCATCATCAGTGCGAGTAGGTAATCTCTCGCAGACGTCTTACGACGTTTCGGCTAAAATTCGGGCAAGCTGGCGGATTGACTTACTTGTGGCCCTCCCCGATCTTACGACGGGGGAGGGCGCTAACCAATAACGTATGTCTTTAAAAAAGCTCTCACCACCCCTCGTTTGGAGCGACGAGAGCTAATCTCATGAATTGTGTGGACAGCAGGGGGAATCGACCCCCTTCGCACTTATGCACTGTTCTTTCTCTCGTTAGAGAGCATGACTAGTGCGAACAGGCCACGGTTTAGACCCTTAAGCTAAGAGAGCCATCACGGCGTTGTACTGCGACATGTTAGTGATGAAAAAATGAAGGTTTCAGTATATACGCCTACAACTTAGATGTTTATTTCTTGATTTCGATAAGTGGGTAGAGTCCCTGTAACTCGCGGGAGGGCTCTTCGGCCCACCGTGCAATGATTGCTCCATTGGGCAACCGCTCGGTAGCTACGACGTGGTCGGGGTGATAACCCAGCTCACGGATCTTGAGACAGAAGTGCCCAAACGCCTCTTTAGACGTTTCTATTGGGGCATTCAACTCGTGGAGTTTTCCGAGTAAGTCTTCGCAGCTTACTGCGGGTGAGCTCCTAAGGTAGTCCTCTAAGCCAGAGTAGTTCTCCGCAGAGACGATCTTATACTCGTAGCCTGTGAAGTAAATGAACCGGAAGATCTCACGAGCATTGTTGAAGAATAGTGGTGTGTACATTACCAAATACGTTAGTGGTTAGAAAAAAGGGTACTCACGCAAATGCGCTTTCCCCCGTTGTTGTTTATGCTATCAATATTTTGACCAACCTTTCGGGGTTAGTCGCGTGTTCTTGTGGAAAGTCTTTTGGGAGCGCAGCGAGGAATTCAGGATAGACGCCTGCCTGCGCTCCGACTTCTACCCATGTTGTAAAGTCTTTTTCGAAAAAGACCCCCTTACCGAGAAACGCGTTGAAGGCCTCTATTGCGATGTTGGGGCTTTGTACAGAAACAACAGCAATTGCTTCGCCGTTTAGGATAAAGCTGTTACATTGAGCCTTTGTGCACGCTAAGTACAGGTGCGCGTCTGTGTACTTACCATCGACCTTGCGATGGTCAATGTGTGTTCTGATGTGCATTACCATTGTCCTATTATTTATGAGTTTAGCTATATTATGCGGGTATGGGGGCAAGGTGTGTTTATACTTTTATTGCGTTTAATGTTTCCAGTACTTCGGCTATTGTAGCCGGTTTTGCGTTGCGCAATAGCAACCAAGGTTTTGCGTTTGTACCTTCGCCGATTGTCCCACCTTGCGCGGTGAAACTTTTATTTCCCATCGTGAACGCAACTAAATCGCAAGCGTGCAACTTTGTGGAAAACTCTTTTTCGGCCACAACGATTTTGCAATCAAATTTGATTGCATACGTGCCGTTTGCATAGTCGCCGTTTGATCCTTCGGTCATCTTCGCAATGGGATTAAGTGCAATTGCGCTCAAAATCTCTACTTCGCGGGTTTGACCTTCAGCGAACAAAGCAGCAAGTTCGGCAGAATACGCGCCAATGGCGCGGGACTTCGGATTGACTACCAACCCATCTGCCAAAAGGCCGATAATTGAATGACCAAAACTACCCAGTTGAATATTCATATGTGTGTATTTAATAAGATGTTAAAAAGTTTGTGAAAACTCTAAACACCCCTACCCCCATTTGTTCCGCAAAAGCGATAGCGGGGTATGCAGTTGGGGGCCATAATATTTATCGCACACACAATTTAGGCCAGCATATTTATCGCGCGCATAAACTATCAACAATTAACACATAAAAAATATTATTTGCTAGTTACGAAAAACGCAGAAAAAGGCACCCTACCCCCTCTTTTTGCGCAGAAAAGGGCACCCCGGCTCTCTTTTTTAAGTACCTACTCCTCTAATCGAATACACACTAAAAATATTTTAAAAATAGTTGCTCTAAAATGCTAGCGTTTAATTTCCTTTTTATTATCTTTGCACCAGTTAAAGTCCCCACTCTATTAGCATACGAGTGCACGGCCCAGAGAAGGTAATCCGAGGTATGGGTCCAGAAGTCGGTTTAGTAGTTCTAAATAGGAACGAGGTTTTCACCGATAGGGCAAAAATGGTTAGTCAAGCAGCTTCTAGTGTTCGTACTGTTTTGCTATCGTTATCAGGGCTCCATATACAAGTGATAACGAAGTACGTAAGGTGTCTCTCACTGCTAGAAGTCAAGTGCCTAACTCAAGTTACTTTAGCGCCCAAAAATCGCTAGGGGGCTTGCTATATCGTTTTCTAAACTAGCGTCCTACGGACGGAGGCGCTTCCGCCTAAATGGGGTGTCTTAAATTATTTTCCTTAAAAAGCGCGCAAATGCTACTACTTCTAATTTCTTTTACGTATCTTTGAGGAGCGTTAAACGAATACGTACATTCTAAGTCTCTACGAAAAGCTCTCGTCTTCTTTCTCTACCTCTAATGTCTCTAACGTTTCCTACACTTTCTCCTAAAGAGTTTATGACGCTGTTCCTCAGGACTCTCTCGTCTCTACGTAAAGAGAAGCTGTCTCCGCAAGAGTTAGACATGCTCGTGGCTTTCTCGCTTCTTCCTCACAAGTTTACGTCTTTTCCGTTCTCTACTGTCGGCAAGAAGAAAGTAGCTAAGCAGCTAAAGATTTCTAATCAGGCTCTTCATGCGCGCATCTATTCTCTTCTCAAGAAAGGGTATCTACGTAAGGATGAAGATGGTGTAGTGCTGCTACCAGCGTTCATACATCAGACCCTTACCTCTTTCTTGAAAGGGTCGTACGCACTAAACATTTCGTTTACTCTTGATAACTCAAAAGACTACTCGTCTCTTACACGAGACTTCCCAGCTGACTAGCATTCCTTACCATATTATCGAACACGTGATTCACCACCAGTTCTTTTGGATTGCTACTCAGCTATCTCTTCCCACCTCTCCGCACTTCAAAGTCTACCGGCTAGGCTCGTTTCATCTGCCTAAGGCCGCGCTCATCCACAGACTTCGAAAGTCGCTCCTCATACTTAAACGCAAAGCTTCCACTCCTTCTTACGAGGCTTTTATCAGAAAGTTCATCTCTACAACTTGACCACTTCGACATGAAGCAAAAAACTTTTCAGACACAGCCCAAATCCGCTATTGATCCACTGCAACTCCAGCTGCTACAGCACAATGTGCACCTCGATACGCTAAAGGTACTTACAAGCGTACTACAAGCATCTACGCCTAATACCCTTCTTCACGACACTACTTCTACTCTCATTCTTCAATTCTTAGAACCGTTCAAACATGGAAATAGCGAACCTATCACTGATGGGGAATCGAGTGCTGATTAAGCTCGACGAACACCCAGATCACACCGTCACTTCTACAGGTATAATTGTGCCTGACTTCACTCCGTCCTACACTGACTCAGGTCGACCAAAAGACGAGCTCTCTAAGCTTAAGCACCTTTTTAAGGGTACTGTCCTCGCTCTCTCGCCCATCGCCGCCCAGAAGCTCGCTGAAGAGTCTACGCCTCTGTCACCTTCCGACAGAGTCTACATTTCACAACAAGCTTTCTCAGACTCGTACCAGTTTTTTCTGAATCGTGATGCTATCACTCTTCCTTTCGAAGGTCTCATCGCAATACCTCACTCTCTAATCGAAGCTAAAATCAATGGCTAAAACTATCACTTCACTCACTAAGGAACTCTCGACAGCTCAAAAAGAGCTTTCCACCCTTTCTCTTCAGATCTCTACTCTCTCTACTGAGAAAGAGCAACTCACCGCCGTACTCCAAGAACGTCAGCGTTTGCTCGAGTACGTAGCATCTATTCTTCTCGAGATTCAGACTAACCTCGAAAAGTATCCAGCTCTCTTAAACATTCCGTCTAAAATCAAGATCTTCTGGGTAATCTCTAATCTTGGCTCAATCATTTCTTTCCTTACTTTCCTCATTTCCAAGATCAAAGAGTTCGCAACAAACATCAAGTTTAATAAGGATGCTCCTGCTCAATAACTTTGATCCGTCACAAGACTTTTGGCTCTCTAATCCGCAAGCTCAAATCATCTTCGCTGACTACGTCAACACTCCTTCGTCACACATGTGGGCGGCTCTGCTCTATGCTCATCCAGAGTCAAAGCTGTTTAACGAGTCGCCCACGTCTCGACGTCTACTCATCATCGAAGACTATTTAAAAGACCCCTCTTTCGATTGAGACTCTCTTCTTCCACTCATCGAAGCTATCAAAAGGCTAGCTCTTTCTAAGCCTCAACAGCTTCTTCTCAACTGGGAGAAGCGTATGTACGAACGAGAAGCTTTCATGGATTCGACCTCCTACTCTCAAGAGACGTATCAGATGAAAGAGCAGATGGCTAAGGAGACTCCTAAGATGTGGCAATCTTTTTTCCAGATACAAGATCTCCTCTCGAAAGAGAAGGCGTCCGTCACTGAAGGAGATATCGAAGAATCGCTCTCTGAAAAAGGCTTAATCTAACGCACATGAAACGTCACTATTCTTCGAAACTAGACAAAGATGAAGCTCTAGCTTCGTACTCTCCACCACCCTTACCAAAGTCTCCGACTCCTCCAGCAAAAGATTCTTCTCCTACACTTTGGCAAAAGCTAAAAAGGGTCGTATCTTTATAACATCAACCGGGGATGAACCAGGCTCGACTAGTTAGCTAGTATCTTTTAATCGACAATTACCACTTCACTCTTGGCCTCGACATAGATCAAGATCTGCTTCTCTCTGTAGCGGATGAAACAACAGAGACAGTACCGTCCACATTACAAGAAGTTTTAGTTTAATCACCACTCACACGCTTACCCACACGCTAGTAAACTAGCCTACTAACTAGGACGCGGGGGCAGTGCCCGCCATCTCCAAGCGCCTATGCGAATTAAAGAAAAAGTTTGTTCTAATTGTCTTCAAACTTTCAAACCAACGTCGCGGCATCGACTCTGTCCTAAATGCAGAAACTCTCTCTGCAGGAAGGAATGCCAAAATTGCGGACGACCTATTCAGTGTAAGTCAAAATATTGCGTACTATGTTCTAACAAATTAGAGCCGCGCAATACTTCACCACTAAAGATCAGAGCCGCAAACCACGCTTTGAATAAAGCCCGTTCTCGTCACCACGTAGTAGACATAACTGCTGACTATCTAATAGAATTATTAGAACACCAACAGTCTAGGTGTGCTTATACAGGTTTACCGATGTACTTACCTACATCTACTAAGTCTTGTGAAGATAAACGGTTATGCGCATCTTTGGACCGAATCGACTCCACCCTACCATACACAAAAGGTAACGTACAATGAGTAGTCGTACCAATTAATCTAATGAAAAATACTATGTCTGACCAAGACACTCGTGAATTTATTTCGTGGCTCAAGAATTCTTAGTGCCCGCCATCTCCACCATGACACGACTCGACGCAAATCTCGCAATTATCGACATCATCGCTTCTTACGCTAAGGCCTATCCGACTCTCAGATTCGGACAGATCCTTACTAATCTTGACGTAGCGACACATCGCACATCTGACCACGGCTACCTCGACATTTTCAACGAAGAGCCTCAGTCAACACTTCAAAGAGTTACTGATAGTTTGCCGAGGATTGACTAGTGATCGCCTCGAACGCCCGTCCAAGGGACGCTGCCTATCCTAGGCTCACGTTTAAACGAACTAAGGATGACGCTAGGAAAGACTAGATCTACGGAGAGATGGCAGAGCGGTTTAATGCACTAGTCTTGAAAACTAGCGGTCTCACGATCCCCGAGTTCGAATCTCGGTCTCTCCGCATCACCTGTGTTGGTGCTAAACAGTGTGGTTTAAGTTGTAAAAACTTACCACACACCTACTCTAGTGGCGGAATCGGTAGACGCTATACTAAGCAGCTGAAGCTAGGCAATTCAGCAGTACAGGTTCGAACCCTGTCTAGAGCACCCTCTCGAGGTATAGTATGTGGTGTACGATGCACGTTCGAATATCCGCGCGGTCACTTCGGAAAGAGTAAGTTTAATTCTTATCATACTAACTATGGATAAAATATACCAATTCTTAGGTGAGTTTGATTCTTCTAAATTAGAAGAGCTTACCGTTCAAGATCCTGATTGGGTTCTTGCACACTTTAAACATGACAATTGGGGTACTCTAACATCTAGAGAACACTATGAGCAATCTAAAAGATTAGATAAAGAGTTCAAAGAGTTAGAGGCTTCCCTAACATTCGGAAAGAAACCCACTTAATATGAAACACGTAGAATACCTTACTAAGGCAGAATTTTTAGAGCGTTTTGGTCATCTTTTGTCCGACGAAGAACTTAAGCCTCTAAACTTGAATCCAGAAGATTTAGACCCTTACAGAATACACTTTATTCCTAAGACTGAGCTAGAACTTCGTCTTAAGAAGTACCCACGAGTTCCTGCTGAATGTTACGACAGCCCTCACACACTAGAAAATGAAGACTTACAAAGTAAAAGTACGTAAGGGTTACTTAGGTGACTTTGCCCGCGAATGGTGGACTGATGAAGACCACGTTACATGGGATAAACATGTGGAGCAGTTAAAAGCTGACGGTACTTTTGGCGAAGAATCTACAGTAGAAATCTCTCTAATACATAATCCTAAACTTGACGCTTGTCAACTATACTCTCCACTTCAAAGTGCTCGATTTGATTTTCTAGATTTTTCTAAACCACTACCTAATGAATAAAGATCTGATAGTTCAACAAGTAATCAATAAGTTTGAAACTCGTTCAGCATTAGGAATCGCTAAGTACGGCACTACGCTACACGACAATAATACAGATGATTTCCTTACCCATCTTCAGGAAGAACTGATGGACGCTACCCTTTATGTTGAGAAATTACGTCAGTCCCCCAAACAGCTTTTCATAAAGAACACGCTCGTCAAAGATTCGGAGGGAATAGTCCTTAGATGTATTGTCGCTGATCGTGAAACAGCTATCTTTGCTCCATATTCAGAGAATCCACAAGATGGTTCTTTCTACACTAATTATTCTGAGCTTTCAGCGTACTTTAACGATCCTTCTATACCTAACGATCTAATAATTATCTAGCATGGAACAACCACTACTTACACCGCTAACACTTGAGGTTAGCATCACTAATAAGCATGGCGATAAGATTCGTCACTATTACGAAGAAATGACTGATTCTAATGGCCACCCCATTGAGCTTCAGATAATGAATAATTTAGACTACATTTGTGAGTCCATAGCTCACTGGCTAAAATTAGATCGCATAGAATTCGAAACGCGCATTCCACCTAATGATAACGACGAGTACGTCGTCAACTACAAGAACGAAGACAGAAAGTTCCCTACAGAAACGGTTGTTTTTGCAGACAATCTTACTAACATTAGAGCTGGCATTATCAAAGGCACACCTTCTATCACAATTCGAAAAAGTTATGCTACGTAGATTTTCACAAGCTTAATTACTCGGGGGTGCTTCACTGTTGCAGAACAGGACTAGTCTTCAAAACTAGACGACTGGGGTCCAAACTCAGTTTATTCGGGTGCAAGTCCTGACACCCTCGCAAAATTCAACAACTATGAACTGTCTAGAATTCGCTCTTAACGAGTGGCAGAATAATCCTAACGTCATTATTCTTTACGATGCAGACCACGTAGTATGTATTACAGACAAGTGCTACGACCAAAACGGGCCTTGCGCATACTTCTTAGATCCTACGAAATATCTTCCACTTAAAGAATATGGTCTAAGACATCTACTCAGCTCTTTCGACTTAACTACACACTATTCGAACATTTTAAAAGCTTACCTAAATCAATAATCACTATGTCACACATGCTAATGGAATCTTCAGCCTCTCCTTGTCCTTGTGAAGAACGCGCTTCAACCGAACTTACTCGCTACACGATTCGTTTCTCTACTCAAGAGCCCGTTAACTTAACGACAATCCAACATCTAGTAGACACAGCTTTTCCTAACGCTCGCATAGATGCTCTCGAAATCAACCGATGGTAACAGCCAACCTATCGTTTCTAGACAACGAAGTACTGCTCTATCACTCGACACTCCAACTAGAGAGTGTGAAAGATGTCGACAAAGCGCTAGACGCAGAGCTCTCAAACTTAAAGATGGCGATATTCGCTCACATCTACAAAAACCGTCCTTCAGAGTGGCACGAACCAACGCCGCTTCCTAACACAAACTTACTCAATGACAAAGAAAGTTATTACAGGCCCATCACTCCAGACGTCACTACTTAATGGCGTAAATACTATTGCTAATGCAGTAGGATCAACTCTTGGCCCACTAGGCCGTAACGTAGTTATCGAAACTCCGTATGGCGCAACAACTGTTACTAAAGATGGTGTTACAGTTGCTCAACAAATTACTCTCGAAGATCCTCTCGAGAACTTAGCTGTTCAAATTATTAAGCAGGCATCAGAGCGCACAGCTTCTATAGCTGGCGACGGACCACAGCCCCTTTATTCGAAAGTTCTCACACCAACTGGGTGGACAACTCTAGGTGAACTAAAAGTTGGAGATACCATTTGTGGTACAAATGGTACTACACAAAAGGTCGTAGGCTTTTACCCTAAAGGACCCTTACCTTTATATAAGGTTATTTTTTCGGACGGAAGAACAGTTGAATGTTCGGAAGACCACTTGTGGACCGTGACCACTAATTACGGAAAACAAAAAACTCTGCCTCTAAGTGAGCTTATAAATCAAGGTTTGTCGTTAATTAACGACGACGGCCACAATAAGTACAAGTTTTTTGTTCAAACTACTGAAGTAGAATTTGATGAAAAACCCCTCCCCTTAGATCCTTACTTTCTAGGAGTATTGCTTGGAGATGGTTCCCTAAGTGGAAGTGGTGCAATTGAGCTCTCGTTAGGCCTCAAGAAGGCACACATACTACAAAAGCTTCTTTTGCCAGAAGGCATGAGTTTTACGATCGCTTTAGATGAATCTAAAAATTATATTAGAGTTAGATTTCAAGGTGCTGATAAAAATGGGAAAAATCTAAAAGACATTCTTTTAGATTTAAATTTGCTCGGAACACATAGCGCTACAAAATTTATTCCGGACCTATACCTCTATTCGAGCTTAAAATCTCGCGAAGCCCTTTTACAGGGTCTCGTAGACACTGATGGCCATGTTAATCTTCGTGGCAAATTCGAGTTTAGTACTATAAGCGACCAACTATCTGCCAACTTTCAAGATTTGGTACGCTCACTGGGCATTCAGACGCACTACACAAAGTTAGACCGAACATATTCTGGCGGATATTCTGTAAACCCAGTCCATCGGATAGTAGAATTAAAAGGGTACAAACACGGCATCAAAATAGTAGATGTTCAACCTCAAAACAGATTTGAGGAGATGGTCTGTATTAAAGTTTCAAACGATGACCATTTGTACATCACAGATGAATATGTCGTCACACATAATACAACTACTGCAACAGTACTCGCGCAAAAGCTTTATTCCGAAGCACTTAAACTAGTTAACTCGGGTGTCGCCCCTATCCACATCAAGAACGATTACGAAGCCTACTTAAAAGCTATCGCCCCTCTTATCGACGATAATACGCTCCAGATTACGACGCCTCAAGACACGTACCAGATCGCACTTATTTCTGCGAATAACGATCCGACTATTGCATCTCTTATTTCGACAGCTATCGAATACGTAGGCAAGGATGGCTCGATTACACTCGAAGAGTCTAAGACTGGCGAGTCGTATGTAGAGCTAGTAGACGGTACTTCTTTCGAGCGCCCTTACGCTTCTCCGTACTTCGTCACTAATCCGCCTAAAGGGACAGCTGAACTCACCAATCCGCTCATCTTTATTACGGATAAGAAACTTCGCTACAATCAAGAGCTTCTTCCCGTACTCAACTTAGCAGCCGATAACTCACGTCCACTAGTTATTATTGCAGACGATATCGAAGGTCAAGCTCTTCAGACGCTCGTCATCAACAAGCTTCGCGGTACTATCGAGGTGCTAGCTATCAGAGCTCCTTCGTACGGTGAGAACCGTCTCGAAGTACTTAAAGACCTCGCAGCCCTCACTTCAGCGAACCTTATTACAGAGCTCTCTGGAACACGTATCGAAGATGTTAAGCTCACTGATTTAGGTGAAGCGGCTAAAGTGATTTCTTCGCGTCACCAAACTATCATTGTTGATGGTGTTCAAGATCCCACCCAAATCGAAGCTCGTGCGAGTACAATCACACAGCTTCTCGCTCAACATCAGCCAGACTCATATTTCTATAAGCAGCTCTCTACTCGACTAGCTAAGCTCACTGCTAAGGTTGCAGTGCTCAATGTAGGAGCACCTACAGAAACCGAGCTTAAAGAGCGCAAAGCCCGTGTTGACGACGCACTTCGAGCTACTACAGCAGCTATTAAAACTGGTTTCGTAGTTGGTGGCGGTACGCTTCTCGCTAAGCTCTCGACTACCCTCCCTAACGATCTTTCGTCTAAAGCCTTCGCACTAGCTCTTCAAGAACCTCTTCGTCGAATAGCTGAAAATGCTGGACAATCTCCGTCTCTCGTCCTTTCAAAAGTACTTGAGAACCCTTCGATTTCATTCGGTTATAACGCTTTAACTGACTCCTATACAGATCTTATCGAAGACAAGGTTATCGATCCTGCACTCGTAGTGAAGCAAGCGCTACTCTCCGCAGTTTCAGCAGCAAACATGCTCATCCTATCTTCGACTGCAGTCTACAATGTAGATCGCACTCCTCCTTATTCTCCAGGCTCTCTAAATGATTTTGAATCGCACGAATCCTAACGACTTCATAGTCGAGATTCCGCAGCATCATCCGCTTTCTTCAGCATATTTATCGTTCTGACGCGAGCAAAAAAGACGTTCAATAGAAGGTTATTGGGTAGGTGGCATTTGAATGCCTCCTGCCCTTTACTATTATGCGAACTTCGGAACAATCAAGAAGAACCGCTCTAAGTATTCAGCTTCCTCCAAGATCTATGCGCGGCCTGACTTACGAGACATCGAATGGGATCTATTCTATCTCTATACAGAAGCGCGAGGATTCTCAGGATTTTCTCTCGACCCCGTCTACTCCTCTAACAAAGCTCTACTTGACGCAGAAGTAACTGACGATATTCTTCGACTTCACCTGCCATCTACACTCAAGGCTGACGGATCTCGCAAAACATTCGTTCCAGCTCGCGAGTATATGCGCGCTCTACACCCTACCCAACTAGGCGCACCTCTTTTCGAAAATGAAAAGCAGAACCTTCTTCTTCTCGGTACTCGAGATCTCGGCAAGTCGTATGCTGTAGGTGTAGGCATGGTTGGCCACATGTTCCTTTTCGATGGCGCAACTTCTTATTCAGAGTCTCGCGAAGAGCTCTCTCCAGCTGAAGTTCTTGTAGGAGCATCTGTTTCAGACAAATCTCGAGATCTACTTAAAAAAACAAAAGACTCGTTCGATTTCTTACCGGGCAAGCAAATCATCGCCTCACGCACTTACCCTTCTCCTTTCTCTAAACAGTACACAGGCTCGTGAGCAGTTAATGCTGATATCAAGGCCGAATATAAAAAGAAGTCTGATGGGCGATGGGAGACAGTGGGCTCCCGCTCTACGATTAAGCATCGCTCTTTCAACGAAAACCCGTTTGCTGCACAAGGTACTCGCCCTGACTTACTTGTCATCGAGGAAGCTGGTCTAGCTTCAGAGCTCAAAGACATCTTCGTGCACACTGTCGACACACTGCGTCGAGGTCTAACTAAGACTGGGACATTGCTTTGCTTGGGTTGTGTCGTAGCTGGCACTAAAGTTTGAACATCTAAAGGTAAACTTCTAAACGTCGAAGATCTTACCGTAGAAGATGGAATCTTAGGTTACTCTGGATCAGCAATTGTACCTCTACCAATCACTAACATTAACCCAATCGCAGTAAAACAGTGTGTCAGAATTACGACCGAAGGTAACAACGTTATCGAAGCCTCTATAGACCACCCATTTTTAGCCTCTTCTCGTAAAGAACGGCTTTCTAACACAACGTACAATTATAATTTCAAGCAAGCCGCTACACTAAACGTAGGTGATTACTTAGCGCTAGCTAACGAAATCCCGTTTTTTGGAGAAGTCGAGGAAAAAGACGCTTACTTAATAGGGCTGATGCTCGGTGACGGCTACTTTAAAGGCTCGTCAGTTTCGATCGATAACGACGAAGTCTACAACTTTATTTCGACTAACTACGAAACGTCTACACACAAAAGGTACGAAACTAAAAAAGGGACGCTGTACTACGAGCTCTACATAAAAGGGATTAGTCAAAAGCTAAAAACTCTAGGGCTAACGGATCTTACTAAAGAACAAAAAGATTTTCCGCTTACAGCACAAGAATTTTCGAAAGAGTCTTTAGCACTTCTGCTAGCAGGTTGCTTCGACTCAGATGGAAATGTCAATAGGTCTAAAAAGACAACACGTGTTGTTCTAACTAATATTTCGTTAAAACTACTTCAATCGGTTAAATGGGCCCTTTTAAAATTTGGCATCCATTCTTCGATCTACAAAGAGAAACGAAACACGAAGCCCCCTAAAGGCTACGAAAATCAGCTACCGCATATTTACAGACTCTACATTTCTAGAGACGCAGACGTCGCCACGTTTAAGCAGTACATTCCAATTAAGCATTCTAAAAAAGTCGAAACTCTAGGCCAATTTACTCCAGGTAATCGTCAAGTTGGAAAACACTTAGGAGTCTTCACACTTACAAACCGCCATGAAGACGAAACATTCTTAGCCGATAACTCGTCGATTTCTAACTTTAGATTCGTACGCGTGACTTCTGTCGAGGCAATTGGTGAAAAAGAAATCTACAACCTAACTGCAGGAGAATATCATAACTATCTAGCCAATGGCTTCATCACCCATAACACAGGTGGAGACATGCAGAAGGGCACGCTCGCAGCTTCCGAAATGTTTTACGAGCCCGAGAAATACGACTTCCTTTCTTTCGAAGATACTTACGAGTCTCGAGGCAAGATAGCATATTTTGTGCCCGCCTACTATTCTCTCGATAAGTTTCGAGACGATTGGGGTTACGTAGACATTCAAAAAGCTACAGAAAGCCTACTGCTTAAACGCAAGAAACTAGCTGGTGATTCTGGAGGTTCGTTCGCTCTCGACCAAGAGATGCAGTATCGTCCTCTCGTACCTTCCGAGATGTTTCTTTCGAAAGCAGCTAACATATTCCCGTTCGCAGAAATACGCCGCCGTCTCTCAGAACTACAGACTACGAAAGAATACGAAATGTACGAGCACAAGGTCAACCTATATTTTGACCCTTCTTCACAGTATAATGGTGTGTCGTACGCTATCGACCCCTCGCTAAATCCGATCACACGTTTCCCGTGAGACTCTGACGACAGAGAAGGTGCAGTAGTTATCTACGACTTCCCGCACTTAGAAGATGGTAAAGTGCCTCCTGGCGCTTATATCATAGGATGCGACCCTTTTAAAGATGATTCACCTGACGGGCCCTCACTCGCCGCTGTCTACGTCATGAAGACGTCTAAGTACTTTGCGACGATAGGCCACGACGAAATAGTAGCATCTTACATAGGTCGTCCATACATGGGTAAGAATGCTGTCAACGAGATCCTGCATAAACTAGCGCTCTTCTACAACGCTAAAATTTACTTCGAAAATTCTGTCGGCAACGTAAAAGACTACTTCGAAAAAGTTCGACGCCTCGACCTACTCGCTACGCAGCCAACTACAATTTTCAACAAAAAAGCTTCGTTCCTTTCGAATCAATCGTTCATCTATGGCTACCCCATGCCAAACCAAAAAGTTAAGTGGGAAGCTCTGCAGTATCTACGAGCTTGGCTACTTACAGAACGTTCAGACTCTAAAAGAAACTTAGACCTCATCAAAGATCCAGCCCTTCTTCAAGAACTTATTTCGTTTAACCTCGACGGAAACTTCGACAGAGTCATGGGCCTCACTGGCTGCATAATAGGGCTCGAAGAAATATATAACCTACAAAGACGCACCGAGCATTATCAAAAAGAATCTTCGGAGCTAGACAAAGAATTTACTAGACTTATTGTCAACAACAAAAAACTTTTCCATGAAAATTTTTCCAAAACAAAGGCTAGCGTACTCTGAGAAAATTAAGTCGGACTTCAAATGGGCGAAAGAAACTATCGACCACTTGCTTCTTAATTTTACTCTCGAGGCTACCGTAGTCAATCAATATCACACTGACTACTTCAGAAAGCTTTCTAATTACCAGCTCTATAACAATCAGCTAAACCAAAAAGATTTCGAAAAAGAGTGTAACCCACTCGGCATCGATGTCGGGCAATTTGCTGACGAGATTCAACCGTACAACAAAACGTACAACAAGATTCAAGTCTTGCTAGGTGAGGAGCTGCGTCGTCCGTTCAACTTCCGAACTATACTTGTCAATTCAGAAGGAGTTCGTTCGAAGATCGCACACCGTAACGCACTAATTCGTCAATACGTAGAAACGCAAGTAAAGAAAACTCTAGCTCAATTCTCTGAGCTCTATTCTGAAGAACTGCTAGAAGAAGCTTCGACTCCGACGCTCGACCCTTCGCAGATAGATGTCTACATGAAGACTACGTATCTCGACGCACGCGAACGACTTTCTTCGCAGATGCTGCGCTACCTACTCCGTTCACTCGACATCAAAGACAAACAGTCTGATGGCTTTAAACACGCATGCATTGCTGGCGAAGAACTTGTCTACGTGTCTTCATTTCGTAACGAACCAGTACTCGAGATCGTTAATCCGCTCGGATTCTTTTCGCACAAATCACCCGAGACTAAGTGAGTTCAAGACTCTCTTTTCGCAGGCTATCGTACGTATCTCACTCCTTCAGAAGTCCTAGATCGTTATGGCGACTACTTGACAGAAGAACAACGTAAGACCATCGACTCTACTTCGATGGCACCATCAGGCATCAAGTCTGACACTATCTCTGGAGCACATCGTTACGGTCACGAAAACATGGATCGCAACGAATCGACAACTCCTTTCTTCGAAGGTTCGTATTCACCGTCATCCGTAGAAGACTGGCTAGTCGAGCACGTAGAATGGCGCTCACAACGTAAGGTAGGCTTTCTCATCACCACTCCACTAGACCAAGAACCTTCTGAGCAGATCGTATCTGAAGACTTCGAAGTTCCGTCTATCGCCTCGAAGACAACTATCTTAAAAGAGTACAATCGAAAGCAAACGTCGTACAATTGGACAGACGAGCTAGGCACTTCTTACTCACTTCACTGGTCGTGGATTCCTGAAGTTTGGCAAGGTACTCGTATCGGTCGCACTATCTACTGTATGATAGGCCCTAAAGAAGAGCAGTTCCGTTCGCAAGATAATCCGTACGAAGTAAAGCTCGGTTATCATGGCCTGGTCTATAATGCGATGAACGCTTCGTCTATCTCGATAATGGACCGCATGAAGCCTTTTGCTTATCTCTACTTTATCGTGATGCACAAGCTCAAAAAGCTCATTGCTCAAGACCAAGGCAAAGTGTTCCCTATCGACGTTTCGATGATAGATCCTAAGATAGGACTCGAGAAGACACTCTACTACCTAAAAGAACTCAACTTAGACTTCTATAACCCGCTTCAAAATGCTGAAGTTCCTTCAGTAGCTCAGCGTGGTAAAGTTACTTCTGCGATCGACATGTCGAACATGCAGCACATACTTAACTACGTATCCTTACTCGGCGCACTAGATCAGCAAATTTCTGAAGTGGCAGGCGTAACGCGCCAACGTGAAGGGCAGATTCTACCTACTGAAGCTGTTACTAATGCAGCAGCTAACGCACAAATGTCGTCAGTGATTACGCAGATTTATTTTCAGGCTCACGATAAACTCTGGGAAAAGATTCTCACTTCTCTTCTTCAAGTAACACGCCAAGCTTGGAAAAACAAGAAGATCGTGAAGCAATATGTTCTCGACGATCTATCAGTAGCTACTCTCGAAATGTCTGAAGACGCGCTTCAAGATGCAGACTTAGGGGTTTTTGTTACGGACTCTGGTAAAGAAGTCGAAATGTTTGACGCGCTCAAGGGCATGGCTGATGGATTACTCAACACAAACCGAGCTACGTTCTCAGACCTCATCAAGATGTACAAATCTAACTCTGCAGAAGAACTTCAAAAGCTTATCGAAGATTCTGAAGACAAGATGCGCGAGCAAGAATCTCAAAGTCAACAGCAACAGATCGAAGCTGCTCAACAGGCTCAACAAGCTGAACAACAGTTCGAACTCGAGAAGCAAGCGCGTGAGCACGAAAATCAAATTACTCTTGCTGAAATTAATTCGTTCCGTTTCCAAGATAACCAAGACATAAATAGCAATCAAGTACCTGACCAACTTGAAGTAGCTAAGCTTAAATACGACCAAGAATTCAGAAACCGTAAGCTCGACTTAGAAGAACGCTCTGTTAAAGTGAAAGAAAAACAAGCTTCTAAACCTAAATAAAGCTATACTCTTCCCAAGTCCTTACATTTTCTCACATCTTATTTTACTCCTGACTCAACTTAATTTTACATGGACAAGCAAATAACACTCGACGACATCTTCGACGATAACTATACTTCACCAGAACCAATCGAAGAACCAATCGAAGAACCCATCGAAGAACCCATCGAGCCTACTGACATCGACGACACCTCAGAAGTACGCAAAGCATACTTCGATTTCTTAGTCGAAAATGAAGTTCTCGATCTCCCTTCAGAATTCGAATACGACGGTTCTTCCGAGAAACTTCAAGAAGCGCTAGAGCTAGCCAAAACAAACCAACAGAAAAAGATCGTCGAAAGCTTTTGGAACACTCTTCCCGAGGATCTACGCGAAGCATACGAATTTGTTTCGGCTAACAACGCAACTCTCGAAGATTACTACGAATCTCGCCTACAAAATCCAGCTACTCTAGACCTTTCGCGTCCAGAGAATCAGCGCAAAATTGTCGAACGATTCTTAAAAGAAACTACGCGCTTTTCACCCGAAAAGATTAAACGCACCATTACGTCGTACGAAGAAGACGGCATCTTAGATGCTGAAGCGTCGGATGCAGCTGCTGAACTCGAAGTGCTTTTCGAACAGCAAAATGAACAGCGTCAACAACAGCTCGCAAAACAAGCTGCAGATGCTGAAAAGCAACGCAAAGAATATACTGAAGAGCTAGTGAAAGCTATCAATTCTTCGAGCTTTATTCATCCGACTCGTCGCGAAAAAGTGCGTTCCTTTTTCTTTTCACCGATCAAACAAAACAACGAGCAGACAACAGCTTTCAACCTTACAGTGCAGAACATTCTTGCTAACCCAGAACATCAAGCTCAACTCGCAGATTTACTTTTAGATTATTCTGCGTCGCAAGGATTTTCACTCGAGCGTTTCGAGAAACGTGTTAAAGCTCGCGCAACATCTACGTTTAAAGACGATCTCGATCGAGCTCTCGATCCTAAACGTAAAGCAGGGACTCCTGCAAAAGTTAATAAAACTGACACTACAGAATTTTTAGAAAACTGACTTAAAAACTAATGCCAACACCACAATCCTCTCTAATTATCAAGAAGCTCGAAGGCTTCGGTGGCAACTACGTAGACTCTGACTATCTGTCATCTGCTTACGAAATTGGTAAACCACACCTTATTGAAGGCGCACTAATGAAGATCTATTCTTCGCGCTCACGTTTCTTCGGCCTCAAGCCCCTGCTCTCTATGACAGGTGGTACAGGTAACGTAATGGAAGTTCCTACTGATATCTATCGCTGGCGTCTGTCTGGTGCTGACGAGCGCACTTTCCGCTCTGTCGAGAACCTCGAATCAGGCAACACTACTCCAGGTCTCAATGGCACTACTTTCCGCATCAAGCTCGACGTAGACTACGTTCACTATCCTGACGTACTTTTCGGCGAAGATAACGAACTGCCTCTCGCTATTGTAGACGGTCCTGTACCAGATGGCACTGGCTTCGTTTACACCGTGCGTATCCAGTCTGACAATCCTACGCTGTTCTTCCCTTCCTCACTTCTTGAGCCAGGTCGTCAGTTCAACAAAGTTTGGACTTCGACTCCTTCTGAAGCTAACAAATGGTACGGAACGATGCAAGCTCCTAACACGTTCGAACTCGAATCACAACTCGGTTTCTTCTCACAAGGTATCGAAGTTACTGACCGCGCTCTTCGTGAAGATGGTCGCCTCTCTATCCAGTTCCTTACGGACGGCGGCGAATCTATCAACAAGTTCGTACCTTACTACGAAGCTAAAATGCAGGACGAGTTAATTATACAGCTCCATTGCCGCGTAATCGGCATTGCAAATTTCTCTAATTCAAAGATAAATTAGAATATTTTTAATCAAAACCACGTATAAAAGTATGGTCACTGATTACAATATTACGCAAAAGTTAAAAGATGGGTGGATGTCTGGGATTATAGACGGAGAAGGCTGTTTTTACGCCAAACTTGGATCTAAAACTAAGACATCAGTTTATTGCAGGTTTACTTTAAGAGTGTGCTCGGTTACAATGATTCAGGCATTTTCAACTGAACTAACCAATAAGAAGATAAAACACACTATTAGGGAAATCACTAAAACTCAAAAAGAACATCACAGACCTAGCTTTATGCTAGACATTAATACCAAAGCTAGTCTTTTGAAATTCCTAAGAATTTACTCTGGTAATTTAATCAACAAGAAAGCTGAGGCCACTATGGTGATGGATTTTTTAGAAAAAGCTGTACTAGTAAAACAGTATAAATGTACAGACGAAGATTTAGAAATAGTAAACAAACTAAAACATCTCAAAACAATTGCATAATTTATTGCTGGGAACTCCTATAAAGGACAATCAGCAGCGAAGTTCACAAATCTTTAAAAATGAAATACCACTTAGGACATACGATAGGAAATTTGACGATCACCGACTGGAACGTCAAAAAAGCGTACTACACGTTCGAATGTACTTGTGGTAGGAATTTCATCGGAACAACCCAAACCATTAAATTCAAAACTACGCAGTTAAACGAAATTGGGTTTACAGGTTGCAAAGTTTGCACGAATGCTCATCGCAGAAAAAGTCTCTCAGATGTAGAACTTTTTAGCGCAGTATTTGGCCTCTATAAAAATGGTGCAAACAGACGTAAAAATGTTCCTTTTGAAATTTCACTAGAGCAAGCAATTCCACTCTTTAAGGCAGATTGCCATTACTGTGGAGATGCTCCAGCTAATGTGGTTAAAATAGGTAGACGTATAGTTACATATCAGGGTATAGATCGCATAGATTCTGCACTTGGATATACTACACTTAACGTAGTTCCATGTTGTAAGAAATGCAATTACGCAAAACATGTTTTGTCTTACTCAGAGTTTATCAACCACATCAAAAAGATTTATGAAAACGTTCAACGACTAGAGCAACCGCTCGTAGACTCAAGTGAGTCGAAATGGGAAGCTCCCGACCTCGAAAGAGAGGGAGATGATATAGTCTAATCTGCATGGTAACATGCAGCAGTGGTGTGAATAACTTCCACACATCACGGGGTAGGCCTAACGAACCTATTCGAATAAAATGTGTACAAATCGATGGAAGTACAGATGATGTACGGCAAGAAATCGACTCAGGCTGGTCCCGACAAATATTGGACTAAGACAGGTGCAGGTATGCGCGAGCAACTCAAAGACTCTTGGGTAGACGTATTCTCAGGTCCTCTGACTGCAGCTCTGCTCCAAGACTACCTCATGAACATCTACTTTGCTCGTGAAGACGAAGATAATCGTCAGACACGCGTAATGACTGGAACACTTGGCTCTATCCTTTTCCACAACGCACTCGTAGCTATTTCTAATGGCTTCTTGACTGTAGACTCG